GTGAGCTTGTCACGGTCCGGGGAATCTACATAGAACGTCCCGAAGATCAGCGTTCTTTCTTTGTCCAGGCCGCTGGTGAACTCTTTGACCCGGGCCAGGGCTGGGGCCAGGTCGATGCGCTTATCGCACCGGTGGCTCGCGCTGTGGCAATCGCAGGGGTTTATTGGATCGATGGGAAGTGTCGGGGCGAGGTGGGCGCCGACCCGCTGCGTGGTGCGGTAGGATTCGCGCCCGCCATAGACGCAGATATGCGGCGTGCCGACCGCCTGGGCGAGCACCGGCGCGAAGCCGGCGTTGCAGAATACCAAGTCCGCGGCTTTGAACAGCGCCGCCATCTCGGGGAAATCCAGCTCGCCGGCATGGAGCTTGACGTCCACCGGCTGCTCGGGTCCGTCGATCCATTCCTGCCCCGGCCGCAGATCAGCCACGGACACCACGAAGAACCGGTCACGAATGCTTCGATACAGCTCGTCATAGGCTCTGGGATCGGGGTTGCGCGAGCGGCCGTCCCACTCCTGCCGGATGACGATGGGGCGGTGGACCATCAGCGGCTTGCCGCCCCGATCGTACTGGGCGAGCTTGCCGTGCATCGCTGCCGTCCACTCTGGCTTGATCGGCAGCGAGAAGTCGGGGCGTTCGGGCATTTTGAGCCCGACGCACGAGAACATGGCTTCGAGGATCGAGCCGTGCTGGTCGACCAGGACCTTGGGGTAGCCGATGTTGAACTGCCGGGCGCCGGCCGGCGGTGACTGGGCGGTGAACAGATGCCGCTCGCGCGCGATCGTCTTGGCCTGGGCATGCAGGCTGGTCGGCCGCAGGATCAGCTTGAGGCCCTGCTCGACAAGGTCCCAGTACAGTTGATGGTGACAGGTGTGCAACCAAACGTCAGAAGTCTTCATCAGTTCGCGCATCACGGCGCGCTGATGAAGGTTGTCGCCAATCCCGAAGTGGCCGCGGACGACGACCGACGGCTTGTCGGTGACCACGGCAGGGACCGGCTCGATCTTCGGTTGGGTCGGCGGCGGCGGGCCGAACGCCGCGCGGTCGACCAGCGGCTGGACCGTGATGTCCAAGCTGGTGGCCAGACGTTCGAAAGTGCCCTCATCGAGATCGACATGACGCATGGTACCGGGGGCAACGGTGATCTCGCGCTTCATTCGATCGAAGAAGACACGTGGTGACCTCGCGTTGTTGACGACGGAATAGATCATTGCCCTTGTGGCTTCGGAGGCGCCGCGCCGGTCAGGATGTCTCCGGCAAATGAGGTCAGCCCATTGACAGGCAGCGTGGCCTGTGTCCAATCCGTACCGTTTTTCGAGTACCAGATTTCCATGCCTCCACCTCCATGCTGTTTTGCATTGGTCTCGGTTTGCGATCTCAGCCACACCATGACGCTGCCGTTGGAGGCCATGAGCCTTCTACCGTCGCTGGTGAAATTGGCACCTGGGAGGACGACCGACTGTGTGGTGTTCGTCCCCTGAGGTTTTGCCGTAGGGTTATATGGATCTGGGTATGGGAATCCGAATAGGACATCTTCCGTTTTGGTTTGCCCCGTGAAATAATGATCTAATACACCTTCTTGATAACCGGAAACATTTAGATATGGATTGACGCAGGCGCCTACTAGATTGCTTGTAAAGAATGCCGCGCTCTCCGACCAAGTCCAGCGTTGAAGCATAACCGCCCAGTTGCTGCCGACCGCGGCGGCAGACCCGCCATGAATGCATGGATTCGATGCGCGATAATAATTGGCATTTTGCGGGCCGTTTATTACGGTTGGCGGGTAAACTCTTGGGTCATATGCAGATTGTAAAGCGGCAAAGTTGTTTCCGATCCTGTTGGCGCCGCTGAATTTGGTCGGGTCGTCGGAAATCGAATACCAGACATCACTCATTACCCCAACACCAATCAGTCCCCCGCTAATGATGTACTTGGCCTGAGTCCCTTTGGCCTTGTCGGCCTTTACATAGATCAGCTCGTTGGGAAATGGAGTACAGTACATCGGGTCGGGAAATCCTACTTCGTCGAACACGGTGATGTGCCCGAGATCGGCAAGAATGTTGTTTCCATCCCATGTCGTGCCGTTGGTCGATTTCCACATCGTAGTGGTGAATGACGCCGTGGAGGTCGGTTCTAATGACTTGCCATAACCGTTGTTTCCAGACATGCAAGCATAGAAAGCGCCGTTGAAAAACCTGAGAAATCCTAATCCAACACCCGACGTGCCATAGCCGATGTCACTCGCTCCACCAGTCTGGATCACTTTGTCTGTCGTCCAGGTATTTCCGTTGTCGTTCGTGCTGATCCATGTGATGTTATCGCGCCCTGTAGAGCCGAAGGCAACGAACCGGCCTTTTCTCTTGCCGTCGGGGCCAGGGTCTTCTGGAACGCCATAGACCAACCAGTTGGCCAGAAAACTATGATCGATGCCTGCACCTCCCATGCTCGTCCAGGTTTTCATCCTGTCTTTGGAAATAGCAACGTTGCCCTTGCCGCCAAAATTCATCCACATGCCGCCCCCATAGGCTAATATGCCTCCTGGGCTTTTCTGAATCTCTGGCTTGTACCAATCCTTGCCATTGCTTGAGCAAATCAAGAAAGGCGTGGCGCTGCTGCCGGAACCTTGTCTGCCGAAAATGAGAAAGTCAGTCACCAACCAGGATACGTTGACGATTATCTGCAGCGGGTCGAGCCTGACAGGGGGCACGTCGCCGACTTTACTGAACTGGGATGCATCGGCACCCTTGAAAAGGTTTTCCACCTCCTTCTTGTAATGAGTGAACTTATAATTGACTATCTGACGTTTGATACTACCCTCTACGTCTACACTGAATTTTATACCGAACCTGTGTGGTATCTCCACATACAGTTTCTGGCTTTCATCCTTGGTTCCCTTCTTGAGCGCGGCAAGATATTTATACCACGGAACGAGTTTGCCATCGCTCATGTCCAGCCCGCCGAGATCGTTGTTCACCACCGTGACGTTTTTTACGTCGCGGTTGGCTGCTTTAGACGAGCCTCCTTCCCCGGTGTATGGATTGGTGTTGTTGAACCTCCAGAACAAAGTCTGGGTTTGACCTTTCAGTATCCCAGGTTGGCCACCGCCTTTTGAGCGGATTCCTGTCACTCTCACTATCCACAGAGGAATCTTTGTATTCGGATCATCTGGATTTTTGATTAGTATTTTTCTGGTGCCGCGGTTTTTGTTGCTGTTCTCGTGCTGCTTGTCTCCTCCTTTGTTATCGTACCAATGAAATACATATTTGGTATTGGTGAGATCACCCTCTTTCATTCCTGAGTAATGAACATGAACATTATCCAGCCGCAACACGTCGATCCAGACATCTTGACTCGTGGGGGAGCCGTCACCTTCCGGGTCCGATATGTAAATTCTCTTGACGTGAGATTCGTGGGTCATTCACATCATCGGTAGCATTGCCGCTCCGCTCACCGGCGGTAGGTGATTGCCGTAGACGTCAGCATGACCGTCAGCGTGACCTGCGCCGGACGTATAAGGGATCGACGAGAGGCCGATCACGTCTGCCACGCCATCGGCTTGGCCAGCGCCTTTCTGCTCTGCTGGAGGGACGCCGATGACGCTCGCCACGCCGTCGGCTTGACCGGCACCTACGGTAAAAATATCAGCGGCTAAAGATCGTACAAATACTTGAGTAGGGGGGTCGTAAAACAATAACCAAGGATCATTTGATAAATCCTTCATCTCGTGGTCGGGGAGCCCTCGATTCCATGCGACGATCAGTCCGATGTTGCAATTTGCACACTGATTCTCAGCGGCAGCTATCCCTCCAAGAACAGTGTAGGGTGCTGGAAGGGCGCTGACGTGCCCTATCGGGGTTGTGCTGGCCGACGATCTCGCGGTGGTGACATTTACCCCATCGCGAAAAACATCATACAATCCAGCCAGCCGTCGAGACATGAAACAGTGTGTTTTACCATCGAGTGCGCCTGACGCATCAGCATAACCAGTAACCGTGCTCCCATTAAATTCAAGAGATGTGAACATCCCGGAAACCGCAGAGGCCGAAGCCCCGGAAAAATTGCCCATGAGAAGAGCGTTTCCAGGACTGCCTGCGCCATTCATTCCGTGATGAAGGTATCTGCGATATGCTCCCTCGGAAGGGGGATTTCCCAGCATCAAGAATGAATAATCTCCAGTGAAATCGCCCGCAGAAGTAAACACGTATAACGGAGAGCCTAAACCATTAAAAGCATCAATATAACCGTAACCTATAGCAGTGGAATCCGAGGTCGTGAACTGTTGCCCAATTATGTTGCGACCTCTAAATGAAAGCCCTGTTGGAGATATAGCAGGCAAATTACTGGTATTTACACCAGTAATCGCTGCATAAGCATTAAATCGTCCCCCCATTATGTTACGGTAATAAGCTGGTGCAACGCACCACGCTATATCCTTCGTATAGATATTATTCCTTAAAGAGAGGTGCACTACGCCACTCGCTCTATACGTTCTGATATTGGATCGGAATACGTGTCACTATGTTCCCAGAGGATGCAAGATTAACCCCGGAACTATGAAAGAAAAGTGCCCCCCATTTCTTAGGCATTGACCCATCAAAAACCTTGGCTACCCGGCAAGTGTTGTAGTACAAACGACTACTGGTCGCATCGAAGATCATGGCTCCAGCAAATTTGATAGCACCAGAATACTTGACGTTTGCAGAAGTAAGCGTCACCGTCCCTTCTGACCCAGTCACCGTATCAGGATAGGTCGGAGTGTCATTTAAGGCTTCGTAGAGCCAACATTCTCCCATGGTGTTCACGCTCGGAGATGTACCTAATTTGATAATCCAGCTCACGATCTCGTCATCGCTCAGGACCGAGGTGTTATCAACAACAGCACTGGCCCAACCGGCAACCAAGGTCGAAGACGTTGCCAGTGATTGCAGTCCTGTCGTCGTAAACGCTGACGATGAACCATATGACGGTTTGAGGGTTGACATCTCAGCTCTCCGTGATCGTCGTGCCGGTGGTGAGCTGCGGCGGGATGCCGACGACGATGGTGATGTTGGGCGTGATCGGCCCGCGGTAGAGTATCTTGCCGGCGCCCGTGGCCGCTGTGCCCACCGCAAAGAAGGTTTCAAGCTCGCCCGCGCCCCCAGTCGGCGTTCCGAATATCGCGGTGGCGGCCAGCACGCAGGAATTGCCCGACACCGAGAACCCGCTGCTGGTGCGCGCCACCGTCTGGCGCCCGTAGCCGGTATAGGCCGCCTCGCTGGTGGTCTGTGCACCGGCTGCACCGGGATCAGCCGTGTGCAGCGATAGATACAGGTTGGTGAGCGGGGCCGACGCCGCGTTGTCGGCGATGTTGGGAATCGCCACGGCATTGAAGATCAGCTTCAGCCAATCATTGTCGAAGGTCGCGCCTTTGCCGCCGGCCATGATGCCTCCTTACGAATAGTTCTGCCCGATGACGTTGCCGTACACGGTGGTGCCGCCGTCGATGGTGTGAAGCACGAACATATCAGTGCCGTTCGGCGTCACGGTCGGAACCGCGCCGCCGGCCCATTTGATGGTCGGCCACGACACCGTGTAGGCGCCGCTGTTCTGGATCGACAGCATGCGGTGAAGAAACTGCCCGGAGGCGCCGCTCGGCCAAGTGAACCCACTGATGACAGTGTTGCCGATAAAGGTTACCTTGGTATACGCTGACCCGGAGAGATCGACAGTGACAGTGCCGCTGGTGCTGCTGAGAGTTCTTACCGGCGGGTCGAATGCGTTGAGGTTGTTCCACTTGCTGGTGGCCGAATTGTAGAACAGCCCCTGGCCGTTGGCGGGTCCGGTCAGCGCAACGTCGTCCAGGCCAGCCAGTGTAGCGGCCGAATGCACCTCAGCGTCCCACGATGACCCGGTCCAGGTCAGCACCGCCCCGGTGGTCGGCACTGGCGACGCCAGAACACTTACATCGGTGAGATCGCTGAGCGCCGTCGTCCCGGTCGGAATGTCCGCAGCGCTCCACACGATGCCGTCAAAGGTGAGCACCTGTCCGGTTGCCGGGCCGGGCGAGGCGATGATGGAGACGTCGGAGAGATCGTCCAGTGCCGCTGACCGCCAGCCCCACGTCGTGGTGGGGCTGGTGCCGATGATGCGCAAAAACGAGCCCAGCGGGCCAGTGTCTGGTATGTTGAGCGCTGGGTTTTCCAGCAGCAGCCCGTAGTAGTCAGGCGGGCCGCCGCCATTGGCGCCCGGATCGAACGTCGCTGCCGAGGTGTGGTTGACATTCACAAAGTATGTCGAGCCGCCATGGGTGATGATCGTTCCGGCTGCGTAATAGGTGTTCGGCACCCACTCGCCGCCAAATTTGATCTGCATCATCGGCAGCGTGTAGGGACCAAGCAACGTGTGATCGGTAAGAACCACCGTCATCTGGTTTCCCATCACGACGATGTTGGAAATGCCAACGCCCTGCACCGCCTTGGCAGCGATATCCTGAACAGCCTGCCAGAAATTGGCGTCCACCTCCGCGGGATGCAGATTGCGCCCGAGACCGACGCCCCAGGGACCGCTGGTGCGGTATGAATAGCCCATCTAGGTCTCCGTAGCTGAAGTTTCGGTGGCAGCCTGCTCCACGTAGAAAGTCCTCGTCTGATCGTAGTGAGCCGATCCTGTCTGAATTGGTGGCAACGTGCCCGGCTGCGCCCCGCCAAACCCCGGCGTGACGTAGATCGGCGTGTTGCTGGCAAGGTTGTACTGAGACAGGTAAAGCTGGCCCGGAGCCGGTGTCGGTAGTTGGTAAGGACGTACGGCGTCGTCGATGCCACGTGACATGGTTTTACTCCGCTGGCGGTGAGGTGAGGTCGACGGTCTTGGGGATACTCAATGGCGTGATCTGAACGACATAAGAATTGGCGAAGGGGCCGTTGGTGAGCGGCTTGAGAACAAGTTCGTACCACAGTGCATTCCCAAGCAGATCGTTCTGGAGAATAGCCTGCTGTACAGCCACCTGAATGTCGTAGAAGGGGGGCACGGGATAAGTGGTCGTCTGTATCCCCAAAACTCCGCAATCGATGACAAACTGTATATCGACTGGCTGATTTGCTTGAGCTACGGCATCGTGTACGACTTGATCAACCTCTAACTTATACCGTTGGATGTTAGTTTGATCCAACGTGCTGGCCGTGCCGTGCCACTGAGATTGTAGAATGACATCAGCCGGTACGATCGGAAAAATGACGCCGTCATCGTTGGCCGCTGCAAGCGGAGGCGTGTATCCAATAGCATCCACCTCAAAGACGGACGGTATCCATTTCGAGGCGATGAGATCACGGCATTCCTGGGGAGGCAGCGTCGGTGGCTCGTGCGGCCAGTTAACGGGCTCCGGGATCGGCTGTGGGTTTCCGGTTTGCGTGGCCAGCGTCCCCGGCGGCGCGTAATTGGGATCACCTGGAGTCAACAGCGTGTTGGCGCTGTAATATTCCTGGTACCCCAGATCGACGTACCCTTCATCCACATACGAGGGGATATCGGTCGTAGACTGTGATGGACTGCTGCCATTGCCAATGGAGCACCCCAGGACGACGTTGCCCTTTATCGTACCGTCGCCCCTGGCAATGAGCTTATAGGAAATTACTTTGCCCGAGACGGTCTGGCCAGGGAGCCTGATATCATCGAGACTGCCGTTCATTCGACAGGAGATCATCGCCGCTGCTTCGAATCTGGTATCGAACGAGAGCTGAACGGCGCGAGCACGCTTGCGCAGCTTGGCACGTGCCCGGCAAAACATGTTCTCCAGCACGCGCAGCCCGCGGTCGGAAGGAAAGAAGGTGGCAGCTGGCGTCATCCCAGGCCACCCACCGATCGGCAGCTCGGCCCGGCCTATGTTCTGCCACGTCACTCCGTTGTCGGTGGTCTGGCTGTGCAAGGTTTCATTGAATGTGGTGTGATAGAGTCCGGTTTCGCCGGCATTTAGCGATATGTATTGAAAAGCCCCGCTGGGATTAACAAAGGTGTGAAACACCGCTTGCGGAGCGTTGCCGCCGACCAAGCCGGGGGTTGTGCACTCCAGCATCGTGTCGCCGGGACCTCCGTCGTTCTGACAAAAGATTGCAAACCGTGGCACCGGCACGCCTATCGGAGGCTGGGAAATGAGGCCCGGCATCCGTACGGCCTGGAGATTTGGAACGCCCGAGATCGGCTTGGGCATGATGATGGTGCCTGCAGGCACGCGCGCGGAGCGCACCCAGTCCTGTGCTCCGTCGCTTGGTGGTGTATCCCCCAACGAGACCCAAGAAATATCACCATCGATGGTGACTTGCCCGGCGATGTTGGAAAACGTCGGGAAGGTCATTCCCGTAGCGCCGCTGTTCAGGGCAACTTGCGAGGATGTCTGCCCTGGCACCAAGGGGTTGTCCGGAAAAATGATCAGTCCCTGCTCGACATGGCCGCCAAATCCCACCGTATCCCAATTGAGCAAGTTGATCAGCGGTTGCGAGAGATCACCGCTCTTCAACGTGATCTGCTCGGTATCCTCAGGAACAGTGGGATCGATGAGGAAAGGCTGCACGTCGGCCTTGACTGTCATCTCCACGCGTTCGCTGCGCTTGCGATCAGCGGCATAGATCAGGCTGAGCGTCGCCACGCTCTGCTTGCCCAGGAAATCAAGATCGTATGTTTTGTAGCAAAAGTAATCGATCGATGTTCTAGCGGGAATATTGACAGGGTCAGGATCACCGTTCTCGTCAACAGCTCCGACATCGATCATCGGTAACTGCACATCCTTGTTCAACTCTATGGATTTCCCCCAGGTCGGCGTGTAGTTGATGCTCACCGACATCTTGTCTCCCGTCTTGTGGTGCTTGTCGGTGTTGGTCCAGGAAAACGTCACTGACGGCACCTGCGGCGCCAGTGTCTTGAGCATGGCGGTGGCCACGTCGGGATCACGCTCACCGGCCCAGGCTATTCCTGCAGACCACCCACCACCCAACGACGAGCCGCTCTTCGGCCAATCAGCGACGAACGGGTCGCCGCCCAGTGTAGGGAACGCCCACTGGCCGACATAAAATGTTCCGCGGTACTGCTGCTGCCACGCCACTTCTGCCTTGACGTTCACCGCCACCAAAGGGGGCTGCAGCGTGACCATCTTCACGCTGTCGTAGAAGACTTCACTTGGTGCAAAATTGACGGTGCCGTCTTCTCCGGCGAGAATGTCGCTGACACTGACACGATGGTTCACGCGATCGACATGGTAGAGCGCGGACCAACCTTCCAAGATGGCATCAGGGTCGTCACGTTTGAACACATCGAAGAATAGCCCATCGTAGTTCGGCGCAATCTTGAGCGACCGCGCCACCTGCTGTTTCTGATAGACATAATCACCGGGGCGGGCGATCAGTTTCATTTTAACGGTGAAACCTTCCAACTCCTCCGGCACACCCGTGAGCCTACCAAAGAATAACGGTAGCGGACCGCATGCATCTAAGGAATAAGATATCCAGGCCCAATGCGGCTTCAACGGATTGAGAAATCCTGACTGCGGGTTCTTTACCTGGATGACAGCTTCCGGTATCTGTCCCTCGTCATGTGAAATCAGCAAATCGAATATGCTCTCATCAAATCTGGCCAGGGAGATATCCCATGGTGTGCCGGCTTGGCACCAGGCGAAATAGAAAACATATTCCCTGTTCACATCTCCTCCGCCTCGATCTGCCAATCATATTGCGCCTGCCACTCCGCAAACGAGGCGCGGATGTCAACGATCAGGCAAGTCAATTGAGGCCGGTAGTAAGTGACACTACCCTGTGTACGAGATGACCCGGACACCACCGGACGAGATGGAATGCTTCCGGTCGGATAAGAGAGTTCAAACGCACAGTCAATCTGGCACTCGACGCCGATCCACGCGTCGTCCAGGCAAGGCGTTTCACCGTCCTTGCAGGTGATCGTGGTCTTGTACTTCCTGAACCTGTCATCCATGAGAGACTGCAAACGAGCATTGATATCACGCAGGATGGCGCCTTCCGGCTTGATCAATTCGCGTGTTTGCGACAGACCTCTGGCGGAATACGGCGTAAGCACGGGCGTGTCACGGCCGGACAAAGGAGTTATGACAAGCAGCGTGCCGTAGGGAAGCCACAACATCATGAATACCAGGTCGGACGCTGCCCGGTCTGGCTGATCCGACTGGCCAGAGAAGAAGACTGCAGCGCATCCATGGTGTCAGGCGTCACTTGAGCAGGGAAGACACCGGCGGCCGTTCGGACATCGAGGTGATAATACCCCATCGGTTCGCCGGAGGTTCTGGCGGCTCCGGTGGAATCGAACGACGATCCCGTGTAGGTGTTCTGCGTTCCGTTGCCTATGCCGGCAAGTCCAGCATAGGCCATTTGATTGATCATGCTCGCATAGCGCTGAACCTGCTCAGGTGTGTAACTCCCTCTTTGTGATCCTTCCCCACCGGGCCTAAATCCTGCTCCGCTAAATCCTCCCCCGGCACCTTGGTTCATGATACTGTTACTCGCCAATTGTCTGAGGTACGAATCCCCAAGCGAAGCCGATGATCCGCCGCCGCCGCCGCCGCCGCCGCCGCCGCCAGTTCCCGCACCTCCTGCAATTCCCCCGAACCATTTCTGGGACAACTTGTTGAATGCTGACTGCGCATCTTTTGCCGACACCGGATGCCCGCCAAACTCCGGGAATATGCCAGGGCCCACCATCGAGGCGCCCGCAAACGGTCCCATGTCCATCTCTGTGGTCCCGCCCCACCGCTGTTCAGGCTGTGGACGGTGGCCCATCATATCCAGCAATCTTGCCTCATCCCGCTTTTTAGCTTTGCCTGTTTCGTAGAGCAGCGACTGAGCCAGTTCACCTTCGCGTGCCCGCTCGCCGATCACCCACCTGGGCGCCCTGACATCATCGGTCAGCCCTGCCGTTCCGCCAAGTACCCCGGACATGAGTTCGTCTATACCCGGCGGACTGATGATCCCGCCTCCCTGATAACCCGGGATGAAATGCGCAATCGCGTCGCCGAGGTTTGAGCCGTCGGCATCGATGAGGTATTCGCCCTTCGAGGCACGGATCAGCCCGCCACCTGCATAGCCGTCTGTCTGATCAGCCTGCGCACTCTCGGCAAAATGTTGCTGACGCTGTTCGGTGAGCGACAGTCCACCGCGCTGCTCTTTCAGCACGTCGCCTAACGTCATCGGCTCGTGTTCATGCGAAGTCTTATACAACAGAGCGCCACCGGCTCCAAGCGTGAGCGCAGGACTGACTGCTCCCAACGCTAAGTCGGCGCCGGCGGAAAGTTCAGGCAACAACATTCGTGCTCCCCACGTTCCCCAACTGACGGCTCTCTGTGCTGCTGCACCGAAAATCTCCGGACTTAACATGCTGCTGTCTCCCGCAGACGGTGGTGCGTGCATCTGGCGCCGCGCCGCCTCGGTGGGGCCAATTCCTTGGAAATACTCAAACGCACCTTGAATTGCGCTCGCTGCGCCTCCTATGCTTTTTGCAGCTTGTTCCGCTCGCTCTGAGGATGCTTCTGTAGCTGGCTTGATCTCCGGCGGGGTAAATCCTTTTGATCTTGCACCTGATGCTTCCGAAAATTCTCTGAAGCCCTTCATTAAAGATTCCAGCCAGTTGCCTCCTGGCTGGGCCTGTCGCGTCGGAAACGCCATTCCTGGCCTTTGCTGAGTGGCCCATTCAAACGGAGTCAATTCTCGCGGAGTGGCAGTTGACGACGGCGCTGTTGCTGCTGTTGCTGCTGTTGCTGCTGTTGCTGCTGTTGCTGCTGTTGCTGCTTCTGGTTTGAAGAATTTATTCTCGACCGTCTTCGGCGCTGGTGGTCCATACTGATCTGCCGGGCTCTTGCCTTTGCTGATATACCGTCCTTGCTTGTCGACGACGGTGCCGTACTGATCAACGAGATGACCGCCTTTAGTCGGCCGCCATACGCTGCTCTCATAGTAGACCTCAGCAGATTCGGTTTTTCCTGGCTGAGGACGATATTGCAAGGCCGGCGTCGTAGGATCGACCAGGGCCGAAGGATACGGTGTCACCGGATACTGCTGTCCAGCCGGCGCCGGGGTTACCGCACCGCCGCCCTTGGTAATGTACTTCCCCTGTTTGTCGACGATGTTGCCGTATTGATCGATCAGGTTCTTGCCGTGCGAGCGCCACACAGGGGTATCAACCGCACCAGTGAAGGGAGCAGGTCCAAACTTGAAACCAAACTTCTCAAACTCTTTCTTTTGTTCGTCAGAAGTGCCGGATGGCGGATGTTTGAACTCTATCGACCTTGCCTCGTCAGACTTAACAGAGGATGCTTTTGTCTGCTCCCATTTCCATTTGCCGTCTTTCCAAACCCAGTGTCCAACCTCGCCACCGCTGGCGTAGCCCGGTACAAAATGCCGGATGGCATCGTCGAGGTTCGAGCCATCGGCACGCACCATATACTCGCCCTTCGACGCGTAGATAAGATTACTGTCGGAAGTGCCGCTACCGTAGCCGCCGATCAAACCGCCTTCTCGCTGCTCCTCAAGAACAGTATTCTTCCCGCCTTTTCCCGTCAGGCCCAGTATGCCTCCGGCAACCTCGTTGAACGCACCGAGGACCTTGTTCCCGCCCTCCTTGATCATGCCCGCTGCGCTGCCCCAGGCTTCCGCAGCCGTTCGCACGCCCGGACCGACACCCTCTGCCGCTTTCTCGTACTTTTCGAAGAACTCTCTTGTTCGTTCTCCGCCCAGAAATGCTCTCGACGCTGGTCCTTCCCTCTCGAATGTCTTGATAAAGGCATCAATCCGCTTTTTGGCGTCCTCGGGAACAGTCTCGGGCCGCTCGAAGAAATCCAGCCACGTCTGTGCCTTGACGCCGGAACGTGCAAGGCCTGGAATAATCTCGCCGATCTTGCCTACCTTCTCGCCAGCCTCCAATCCCGCGAACGCTCCGCCTTTTTGAAACAGTCCTCTCACAGTCTCAAGGATATCCATAGGCCGGCCGCCACCCATCTGATAGACGGCTTCGCGTAACGCGCCGGGGTCGACCTTGCGAGCTGCTTCGCTGGGGATGACGCCGCCGCGCAGCATCTTCTCGACTTCGGACGGCATGCCGAACGGCAGCCGCTCGGCTTCTTTCTGTGCTTTCTCCACCGTGAGGCGGTTGGCCTCATACGCCATCTGTGCCTGGGACACCGGCGTGATGCCCTGCCGTTCCAGCGCCTTGCGCTCATCTTCGGCAAGCTTGACCCGTCTTTCCTGAAGTTTGGCCTGCTCCTCGTTGTGCTTGGCCATGTCGAGCGCGAGCTTGGCTTGCTTCTCCTGGCGCTCCCGCACCACCGTGGGATCGGGGGGAGTGCCATACATGATCTGTTCGTAGCGCTCGCGCGCCTCTTGAGTGGCAAACCTCGCACCGCGAACACCAAACTGCGCTTGCTCAAGAGTCAACGGCCCTTGAATATTGGCAAGACGTTGTTGTTCCGGGGCGAACTGCAGCCCTACCCGGGCTCGCGTCAGTCCTTCCTGGGACTTGCCTATCTGAAGGTTGGACTCCGCGATGGTGTTGCCAGCGTCCTCGTACTTTTTCTGGATTTCAGGCATCTGCCGTTGAGCCATGAGGCCCAGACGCATGAAGGCCGAATTGAACTCATCGATGTTGACATTGGCTCTGGCTGCCTGATAGCCCATCACCGCGAATTTCTCGGGCGTGGTCCCCATGATCTTGGACAGGTCCAGCAACTCGACTGCGGTCTCGGCCGACTTGATGCCAAACTCGTGCGTCGCTTCCCCGAGGTCGTAGACCAGCTTGGCGCCTGCGGCGATAGCCCCTGCCGTTACGGCGAGGCCGGCGCCCCCACCGAGACCCAGTACACCGCCAGCGGCTGCGCCAGGGCCTCCGGCAAGAGCACCACCGAGCAACGCGCCTTCAGCACCGGCCCCTAACCGACCCGCCAGCCCTGGCCCTAATAGGCCGGCCAGGAACCCACCAGCCTTCATCGGGCCGCCGTGCGCCGCGCCACGCTCGGCTTCGAGCGCCCGCTCCATGAACGGTTTGAACAGCTGATTGGCAACGTACCCGATCGAACCACCGCGCGTCGCCGCGGCGAGTGCTTCCATCACACCGAGCACAGGCTCGATGCGGTGCATCACCTCGTCATGGGTGCGCTTGAGTTCAGACTCTTCGCCGCCGCGCGCGGCATGGCGTCCTGCCGCAGCACCGGTTGCCGCTGCTTTCCCGGCGGCCCCGGCCATCTCGCCAATTTTAGCGGGGCTTAGTATATCGGCCAGCGTCTGCTGAATACCCTTGGCGATGCCTTCGCCAATCTTACGCCCGGCCTCCTCCGCCTGCTTCTCGGCGTCAGCAGAGTTTACCTGCAGTCTTGCAGTCAGCAGTTTTTCGTCGTCGTCGGCCATGGGCTATGCCTCATCAATCTTTTCTACCAATAGCTTGGTGAACATCTCGCTGGCCTTGTCGGCTTCCTCCTTGACGATCTCATGCAGGTGAAACTTCTTGGGAATAGTGACCTCTTCCTTGCCAAAATATCGAGGCTCCTTGGTCTCGCGATCCATGAGCATGGGAAGACCCTTCTTGCTCGTGATGCGAAACAAGTTCTCCGCGCCGTAGACACGGGGCCAGACATCAGTGCCTTCCGCGCCAGTGAACGGCAGCCACATGTAGCCACTCGGGTTCTTGGCGTGGATCGTCGCGCCGTACTCGAACACTTTCCAGAACGTCACCGGTGGCCCGTCCGGCTTCATGTAAGCGTCGAGCCGGATGGTGCGCTGGGTTTCCGAGACATCGACATGAAGCGCTTCCTGCCAGCGATCACCGAAATTGCCGGCTTCTTCGATATCCTCGGCGCCGCGAAACAGAATAGTGTCGGCAATCTCCTGCGCTGTTTCGTGCATCGCCTCGCGCACGACATTGCCGAGGCGTCCTATCTTCATCTGAGCCCAAGGGCCGATGTTTTCACCTTCAAGACTAAGTCTCAGTTCCATGGTCAATCATCCCATCTCAGGTAGATTTCAATCGCCCTGGCCCACTGATCCATCACTCGCTTGTAATCATCTGGCCTGCCGTTGACGGCCATGCGGACTGCCTGGGCGAAGTCCATGCGCTCGCTGATCTCGCGCTTTCTTTTGAGAAACAGCAGCGCGCTCATTTGGCGAGGGGTGAGGTCCCAGACGCTTGGATGTCTGGCGCATCCGAGGGCTTCGGCGTCGGCGGCGATGTCGTAGCCTGCCCCTTTGAACTTACTCGTACCACTACCTCCATGGCCTCCATCGTCGAAACGGACATTAACACGAGCCCTTCGAGAAAAGGGCCGACACCATCGGGAAAGGTACACCTCCCGATCGCATTCAAGACTTGCATCTGATCATGAACGCCGAGCGTCTTGGCTTTCTTTTCGATCAGTTCGTCGCCAAGGTAGGACGCAGTGCCGTCAGGCGTGTGCTGAGCCGCAGCCAACAGAACTGCCAGCAACCCCGGGTCCATCTTGTTGGGCTGCGATCCGGAATCCGCAAGCTGCTGAAACGCATCCGGATAACGCAGCAGTATCCTGCCAATGTCTCCCCCCGATATCCCGAAGATGTCGAGTTTCCCAGAACCGATGTCCACCCGCTCGTGACGCGGGAGGACATCGTTCAGCGACAGCATAGCTCCCATCGGTCCTCCATCCTGTCGACACGGTTTCCTCCACTACGGCGACAGGATGTCCGTAGCGGACGCAGTTCCGAACGTACCCGACACGTCGTCGTAGAGCACATCGCACTCGAAATCCATTGCGCCCCAGGTTCCAGACCCGGTGGGCAAGAGCGAGATCGCCCTGTTCGGTGTGAACAGGCACAGCGGGAATTCGTAGGTCCACTGCGGGCCGACGACATTGGTGCTCACAAACTTGAACGCTGCATAGATCAGCGGTTCGCTCAGGATTGAGATCGACTTGGTTCCCGGAGGCGAGTTCGCCGTCGCACCCAGGCACGCGAACCCGAGGTTGCGCGCAGTGAACTCCTCCAGGATCATCGTCAGCGTCGCCGCGACTTCAGTGACCACCACCAAGTCTTTCTTGCGGACGCCGACGCGCGAAGAGAAGTGTTCGAGGCGGGTAGGTTTCACCTGAAAGGTGAATTCGGTGATGTTTCCGCAGTCGACGTAGTTTGTGTCAGGATTCAAACTCGGTGGCACCAGTTTGACATAACCGATACCGCGGCCGACGACATAGTTGCCGATATTGGGTGACGTGGAATGCGGGGCGACCATCGCCTGCTCCTGTTCTCTTCTCCTCTGTCAGCGCGATGGAAACACCGGGTAGTAGAACTCGTAGAGCATCATGAGCCATGCGCCATAGGCTCCTACGGTTCTCCCGACTTGAAGATCAGTTTCGAATGCACTAAGGAAATGCGTACCGTTTACCGTCACCAGATCGAGCAGCACGCTATCGTTGGTGACTGCATCCTTGACGGTGAACATCCAGCCCGACAGCTCGGGCCCGACCGGTTTGTCGACGCCACCAAGCTTCTGGTTTTCAACGGTATCGCGGTTCTCGATCGTCACGACGATCTGCGGTTTCATGCACCAGATCGTCGGCGGCATTGCCGTCGCCTTGTGCCGCAGCACATCCTGGGTGAGGCGAGCCCCGCCGTCATAAACAAGGAATGCCGGCCGTGGCACGCCGAGCAGCCCGGTCTCAGCCGGACCGTGATTGCGGTGTGCATAGTTGATGCCGGGAATGGCCTGCCCAATCTCTACCAAACGCTCCAGAATCGCCTCACGCCTATCAAGCGTCTGGTCGAAGCTCAAATCATCTCCTCACATTCAGCCGCCAATAGAGCTGGTGATGGCTCGGCCCCATCGGGTCCGGCGGGCGATTGATTTTCAGCAAGTGATCATCGATCGGGTTGCCGTTGGCATCTGGGATGGGAAAACCCTCGTCATCGAGCAGCACCACGACCAAGGTGTCTTTCTCGCTGGGATCGGGATCGAGTTCGAGCCCAGTCTCGGGTGAAAGCGAGGAGACGAATGCGATGCGGTCGAGCGGGTTTGACACCTGCCCGATCCGCTCCATCGGGTTTTCCTGCGCAATGATCGCGGTGATCCACCGGTCGGGAAGCCCCGGTTGGCGCAGCAAACAGAGATCGCCATGGCGCGCCAGCAGATTATCCCAGGTGTGCCGGGCGCGCTCGACCTTGAACGGATACGGCTGCGGCCGCGGGATCACCACGTCTTCACCGCGCTGTTGACCACCGCGATCAGGGGAAAATTGTCGCGCAATAGCCCGAGATACTTCTCGCCGTAGATCGTCATGGTGAAGTCGATCGCCTTGTTCTGATCCGGCACCGCATAGGTGATCGACATGTCGGGCACGCGCTCGCTCGCAATGATCTGGCCGGTGCCGGACGAAGCCCGCATGAGCTGAACCTGCAGCGTATGTGCAGCAAGGTAATAGACGGCGAGCGTCTGGTTGGCGTCGTCGACCCAATGGCCGTTGCCGAACTCGCCGCACTTCACCATCGCCTCCTCGATGGCGAACTCGATGTCAGCATCGGGCTGCGCGACGAATGCCGGAAACTTGAGTTTGAAGTTGGTCGCTGAAGGGCGGCTCATATCATTCTTTCCGTGATATGATGTTTGCTGTGGTTCGGCGTGGCACGGCGTTGCATGGCATGGTCCGGCCAGGTGTGGCACGGCGAGGCAGGGCAAGGATGCGGCGCAGCAGTCTTCTGCTGCGACCGCTTTTTCACGGTACGAATTGAGTTTCTGTCACACATAAAATTCCCCAACTGCCGCCGATCACCTCGCCAGCGGCGTTGATGATCGTCGCCTCGTGGTAGTAGTTCTCAGGCGTCAGATTGATGGTGTCGGCCGTCATCATCTGCACCTCGAATGAAAGCGGACTCTCGATCGGCGTGATGTCAGGCCCGCCTTTCTCCAGGATCGGTGGTCCCATCGGGATTGCAAACTGCTGCTGATAGACTTTCCACAGGACAGTGGCGTCGAGCAGTGTCGGTGTTACCGCGGGGTCGACGGTGAATGTGATCACCTCGTTATACCCGGCAGGTATCGAGAAGTTCTGCGGCGTCATGGTCGGAGGTTTCATTCTGTTTTCACCGCCTCCAATGCAGGATCGTCCTTTCCGGCTTTCAGCTCCGTTTCGGGCTCAAACGCTTGCAGCTCGATCGGGGTACCCTCCCACGCTCTCAACTCGGTGGAAGGCTCCCATGCCCGCAGTTGCTCGGTGCGCGGCCGCCCGTGAATGCGCTGGACCAGCAGCGACACCAGCTGCCCAATCGACAGCGAAATGTTCTGGGTGAACGTGGTGACGACGTGCAGCGAGGTCGCGAGCGTCACCCGGCTGCCGGTGCCAAACGTGATCATCCACTGGAACATTGCGCCGGCCGCGAGCGTCACCCGCTCGCCGATACCGAGCACGATCGTGCGGGCCACCGCACGCGAGAGGGTGATTCCCTCGCCGATCCCAACCAGGATCGTCCGGGCCGCGCGGCGCCCGACCGATATCACCTGGGCCTGCGCCAGGGTGATCACAGCTGCCCGGGTGAGACGTCGCGCCAGCGACACTGCCTGGCCTATTCCCACTGCGAGCGCTTGGGTTTTGGCCTTCAGTGTCGCCAGCGTAACGTGTTGTCCGAAAACCACATTTCTCGAGAACAGCTTCAGCGCACCGGCTGCTAGGGTCACCATCTGCGCCAGGGGCGCCAGGATGGCATGCCGTATAGTCCGCCCCAAGGTGACGGCCTGCCCCAAAAACACGCTCAGCGAGGTCCGCACGGCCCTGGCGAGGCTCACCAGCTGCCCCTGCGTTACCGTGATCGTCCGGCTGGCAATCTTGAGCCGGGCCAGAGTGACCTGCTGCCCCCACCCCACCGTGGTGGACACCACCCGGGCGAAAGAGCGCGCCAGCGTGATCGCCTGAGCCGCGTTGACCACGATTTGATGGGACACAGCAGATCGCAGGGTGACGATCCCAGTCGTCAAGACCTGAATGACCCGAGATAGAGCCACCCTGCGCGCCAGCGAAACCGCTTGGCCCTGGAAGAGGGACAGGGTAAGCCGCCCACCGGCAGTGGAGATGAGAGTAACCAGCTGCCCCCACCCGACCGAAACAAGCTTCCCGATCCGGCGCCCGAGCGTCACTGCCTGGGCCTGGGCAAGGTTGATGAACACGCCGCCCGGCTTGAGCTGTCGCGCCAGGGTGACGAACTGACCCCAGGCAACTAGCAGCTGCTTCGCCGTGGTCCGCGTCACGGTCACGGTCTGTTGGATCGTGACCGCGATCTGCCGCGGCAACCGTTTGGTCACCGTCACGGCCTGACCAATTCCCATCGCGAAGAAGCGTGACAGCGACAGCCGGCGCGCCAGGGTGACGGCCTGCAGGCTCTCCAGGCTGACGAAGACCTCGCCCTTGCTGAGAATGCCGAGCGTCGTCTTCACATGCGTCGCCAGCGCGATCAGCGTCGATATTTTCCGCCCCAGCGTGATCGCTTGAGGAGAACTAACCAGCACCGTCCAGTAGTGCGCCGGCACCCGCGCCAACGTCACCAATGACGGCGACGCCACCGCAACCGTGAGCAGCCGCAGGCTCGCGCGCGCAAGCGTGACAGTTTCAGCCCACCCAACCTGAATCGTCCGCAGCAGCGCCTTGGTCGAGGAGAGGCTCACTGCCTGCGCCTGACCATGAGCGACCACAAGCAGGTGAGCCGCCCTCGCGGCGAAAGTGACGATCTCGCCTTGAGCCAGACCAACGAGCAGACGATGCAGCGCCGTACGAGCCAGCGTGACCGATTCAGCCGTGCCGATCGTCACAGTGCGCAACAGCGTTTTGATGGCGGAAAGGCTCACCGCCTGCGCGCTGCCCAATTGGACTGCAAGCGAGTGAGCCCCCTTCGCGGCGAGGGAAACCAGCTCGCCGGAAGACACGGTAATCGTGCGAAAATGCAAACCGATGCGCGCGAGGTTTACGCTCTGCGCCCAGCCCACCGTGATGGTGGCGAAGTGGCTGGCCGTCCTCGTCAGCGTCACCACCTGCGGCGAGTTTACCAGCATCGTCCAGAAATGCGATGCCCGCGCCGCAAGCGTCACCAGCTCGCCAAGGCTGACCGTGATGTTCTGAGTATACTGGACGGCGCCGCTGATCTTCTGCGTCGCCAACGTGACCAACTCAGCGAACGATATTGCGATCGTGCGCAGGATTGCCTTGATCACGCCGAGCGTGACCAGTTGCGACTGGCCGAACGCGACGACACGCCGGTACAGCTCGGTCTCGGTCATCGTCACGGACTGAGCCGTCGAAACCAGCAGCGTCAAAAAATGTGAAGCTCGTGTTGCCAACGTCACCAGCGATGGCGCAGACACCAGCACGGTCCAGAAGTGCGCCGCCCGTCGCGTCAACGTGACCAGCTCCGGCGAGCTGATCGTGACCAACTGCCCAGCCGATTTGAGCCGCGCCAGCGTGACGGATTCTGGATGGCTTACCGTCACCGTCTTCAATGCAGCTTTGAGACGCGCCAGCGTGACCAGTTCAGGCGACGATACCGTGACGGCGAGCCTGTGCGTAGCCTTGGTGACGAGGGTGACGAGCTGCGCTGTCGACACTTGGATCAGGTGACTGATCCTGCGCGCCAGCGTCACGGCTTCAGGGTGCGAGACCGAGATCACTTTCTGCCGCGCCATCGTCAGCAGGACGTTGAGCGCCGGGATCGGCCCACTGCCATCAACGACGATATTCCCCGCGCGGTCGGTGATCAGCGTGCCATCGCGTTGGGTGATCTGCGCCGCTTCAATTGGGTAGACCAGAATCGTCTGTGTGAGTCTCTTGCCGGAAACGAGCAATGCTCCGACCGAGGAGGAGAGGGGAATGGTCTTGGCCGCTTGCTTGGTGACGACGATGCCCGATGCCGTCGAAATGGTGATGTTCTGATTATACTGTGTGCCGCCGCCGCCAATGGTGGCGGTGACGACGATGAGACCGCCAGCGCCCTGTCCGACATTGTTGGTGATGGTACCGCGCGAGTAACCGCAACCACCGCCACCGCCACCGTACGAGCCGCCATTGCCGCCGGTGTTGGTGGTTGCCGAGTTGGTGCCCCAACCGGCCGATGCGCCACCGCCACCGCCGCAGCCGTGACTGCCGTCGAAATCGGTGCCGGAGCCGCCATTGCCACCGGTTGAATTCTGCGCCGAGCCGGTAAAACCCGCGCCGCCCGAATTGCCGGTGCCTGCCGCGCCATTGGTGGTGCCTGCGGTGCCACTCGATCCGGTGCCGCCGTTGATGCTGGTACCGCCGGCCGCATTGCCGGTGGCGCCGTTGTTAGCACCACCACCGCCCATGCCGTTGGTGCCGCTGGTAGATGTACCGCCGTTGCCGCCGACGCCGTTTGGCCCGCCGGCACCGCCCCCGCCGCCCCCACCACCGACTGCACCAGACTGCGCACTACCGCCTGCGCCGCCTGCATTGCCAATATTGAGTGTATACGTGATAGCCGGCGTGCCGACGATGGACCCTGCCGCGCCAGCGGTGCCGCCTGCCGTGCCCGTAGCGGGGAGGCTCTGCCCTGAACCGGCTGACTGACAATTGGACGGGGTAGTAAATGTCGATTGCCAATTCGTTGTGGCGCCAGTGCCTCCAGCATCGACTCTGAAAGCGATTGTCGTCGTACCGGGCGTAATCGTGCCCGACGAATAGGTGAATTTGCCGTAACCGCCGCCACCTCCACCACCGCCGCCACGCCCCGAGGTGCCGGTGGTGCCGCCCGCGCCGTTACCACCCGAGCCTAACAGCTCGACGGTGTGGCCGGCAACGATGTAGTTGGAGGGGAAAGTCCAAGGAGAAGACGACGCGTTCGTAAGGAAAGTTTGTGCCATGCGATCTCGCAAACCCTCCTGTGAGCTGCGTCAATCACTCCCGGGATGTCATTGCGGGGAACGGGATCTGGAACGCAAAGACCCGGGACGATGCAGATCGTCTCGCCAGGCGTGGCGCCGCAGATGATCTCTTCGAACGTGCCAGTGACGGTGCGCACGCCACCCCTGATATCGACCACGCCAGCGACCAGCAGGTCACCGTTTTTCATACGCGGCCCAGAAGGTTTCCTTCTGCATCCAGCCCGGCGCTACCGCCTCATCGAGCACGCCGTGCTCGATCTCACGGAAGCCGGCATCAAGGATCATGCGGTTGACATCGAGGCCATCATCAGCCCACTGGCCGCCTTCGACCGGCACACAACGATTCCGGTTGTTGCAGATGAAGAAACTGGCCTCGCGCTCCAGCCGCAGGCGGATGCGCTCGATGTCGTCGTGGACGTTCAGACAGTGCTGCAGCGCCCACACTGAGATCGCTGCGTCGAACAAGCAGTGACCTGTAAAAACGGTCTCCAACACTTCCGGCGAGATCGCAGCGAAGGCATTGCTCTCGACCAAACTTGCCGCGAGCCCGCGCATGTTCGGCGAGATATCGACACCGATCACTGAGCAGTCGAGCTGCATGATCAGCGGCTTGGCGAGGCGCCCGACACCGCAGCCATAGTCGAGCACCAGCGAACGCGGCTTTACATAACGCTTGATGATCTCCATCAGCGCCGGGGTTTCCTTTTCCCAACGCTCTTTGACGCTGAGCCCTTCGGTCGGGCACAGGATGATCTCGGCGGCCTGATCGAGGTTCTCGATGTCGAGATACCGCCGTGGATCGTATGCGACCTGCTTGGTTCCCGGCATTAGCATTTACTTTTTCCTCTCGCCTTCTTCATCGTCCTGGAGCGCTGCGTCCATGGAGGCTCTGTAGCATCGTTCAACCCAAGTGCCGTTTCAGCCGCCTCTTTTTTCACAATCAACCACGGCAGGATTTGCTCTAAGATCAACAACGAGTTTTTTCCATAACAAGACCAACGCCAGGCAGGCGAATGGGCAGAGCTTTTACGTTTCACTTTCGATACGCGCCCAGTCCCAGTCACCGCTGTGACTTTGTTCATGAGTGCCCTCGACGTTGTAGTCAAATCCAGACGGACGCTATGGAGAACGATACGGCGTGGCCAAGCTATGCATCCTTCCCCATCAAATAACGCTGAGAACCAAACTTTCTCATCGTGCTTCATTCTTCGGGCTTTTGCATGCTGGTCATCACCCCAATGACCAACCTTGGCGCATGAGCGGCTGCAATATTTCGCGATCTTAGTTCTGTTCCCGGCCCCGCCAATCAGAAAGACTTTCCCGCAAGTATCGCATGCTCGCTTCTTTGGCTTGACAAGCTGCCGCCTCTTGCCAATCTGCGCTTGAGCAAAGCAGGCACGCGAACAGTAGTTGGTCCGATTCTTATCCCATTTATAAGCTTCCCATTCCTTGCCGCAGTTCTTGCAGACACGTACGATCTTCTCAGCCTTCGGCGGTCGTCCTGTTCTCATGGTCTCCTCCCATTGAAGGAGACCATGGTGGCCTACTTAACATGATGAAGTCAAGATGTTTAGACGACTGCCAAGTCATTGACTACGTAAGTTGGTCCTTCCAAGTGAACAAAATCGAATCGTTGTTGTTCAACGCGATGCCGGCAAAATCCGCATGCGCAAAGCACGATCCGCCTTTTGCTGTCGTGTTGGCGTAGGTTGCAGTCTGGCCGCCCAATGAGGCATTGGTGGCTGCAAGCCCATCGGCGCCCGAGGTCGCCGTAGCGCCAATAGCGTGAGCCGCGGCCGCAGAACCCAACTGCGCGCGCACCACCGTGAGAGTGGAGGCGCCCTGGCCGGCGGTCACCAATTGAACTTCGTTCTCAACCTGGATGTAAAAGTTGCCCGACGCAGGGCCAATGGTGGCGCCCAGCGTGATCGTCGTGGCGCCCGACGCCTGCGAGGCCGAGGCGATGGTTGAGGTCGACGCAGCGGTCGTGGTGTCAAAGAGCCCAGCCTCTGTAATGGTTTTGCTGTTGGTGGCGGTGATGGTCCCGGTCACTTGGTAGGTGTCGGCAAGATAACTGGTTGAGACGAGAGAACTGACTCCGGCAACACGCGCTTCGGTCTGCGGACCGAACAGCGCCACGTCGGAGTTGGCTGAAGCAGTGGTCGCACCAGAACCCCAGCCAATATTTTTCGGCTCGGTCGGCGAGCCCGCCGCCTTGATGAATGCCCAGATCAAAGAACGTCCGGCGAAAGTCGCAGTTGCAACGTTAGCCATCGCAAGCCTCCTTGTTTCGACGGCGGTCGACTTTGTCGAACAGCTCGTCACGGACTTGCTGCATCACGCTCCTCCAATCGTCAGTTTTGTCCTGGCGATACAGACGCAGCGACGGATACCAAGGACTATCGGATCTGTCGGTCATCCAGACCCAATAAGGGTTTTTGCAAAGCACCACCCACGCCGGCACGCCCAGCGCGCCCGCGAGGTGAGCGATCGACGTGCAGCAGGTGATGACGAGGTCCATTTGCAGCAGCGCAGTGGCAGCGACCAGCAGTCCGCGCTCCCCGAGTTGCGGACCGAGATCGCAAACAAGATCATGCGCACCAAGACGTTCAATGTCTCGCTGCCCAGTTCCGACTTGCAGCCCGTACAGCCAAACATGCGGGTGCTCGGCGAACCGCAGCATCAACTCCAACGGAATCGAACGTTCTCCATTGCGGTCCTGCGCCGGATTGCCGGTCCAGCAGATGCCGACACGAAACGCGTCGGGCCCCAGCGGGCGAGGCACGTTTGCTGGCCCCATCATCATCTGCTGCAAGGTCCTCGACTTGATCAGACCAGGGTCCAGCGGCAGGTTTTCCAACGTGGCGCGGTAATGCCAGGGCAGCGAGCCCATCACCACCGCGTAATCGCATGGCGGGATCGGCGTGCCCTCGGGGACGTAGGACACTGCGCCCGATGAGATAAACCCCCACAACAGCACCGCCACCTGATGCGAGCAGCACATGTAGACCCGCCCGCCGAGCCCGACTTGATCAGACAGCCAAAGCAGGAAACGGGAAAACAGGATGGTGTCGCCGATACCCTGCTCGACACAGACGAAAAGCATTTTCCCCCGCAGATCCTCACCGGCCCAGTACGGAAAGGTGAACTTCGGATAAAGCGGCTTGCCCTCTTTTTGTCTGAAGGGTATCCGCGCCTCGTACTCCTCGAAACCACGAGCATAGTCTCCCAGCGACAGTCGCATCATGCCGCGGCACCACTTGGCGTTCAGATAATCGGGGTTGAGCGCCAGCGCCTGCTCGAAGCATGACTCCGCCAGATCGTAATTGCCGAGGTTTTCGTGGATTAGCGCTTTGTTGTGGTACGCCTCGGCGAAGTTCTGATCCATGCCGAGCGCGCGATTGATGCAGGCCAGCGCCTCTTCATAGTCCCGCTGGCGCCACAGCAACGTCGCCAGATTGCTCCACATCTCGCGCGAGTTGGGCTGCACCGCGATGGCGCGCTTCATCTCGACGGTGGCCACCGCAGCATGGCGGTAGTCCTGCCCGCGCATCAACGCGATATCGTTCAGCTCCTTCACCGCCTCGTGCACGGGGCGGTAGACCTTCGCTTTGGGCAGTTGAATAACACTCACAGTAACCTCATAATGTCACGCGGCGTGGTGGGGCGAGGCATGGCTGGGCGGGGTTTGATTGGGCACGGTAAAGCGAGGCGAGGACACGAAGTACGGCATCAGCCTTCAGCCGCGAATGAGGCGACGACTTTGGAGTCGGCGAGGAACAAGTTCTTCGCTGCTTCAATGTCGTCGCCTAAAAACCTCAGTTTAACACTGCCGTTGACCCGATCATCAGCCACCAACTCAACCTCAAATGCATCAACCGAAACCAACATTTCTCGGCCATTGACAATGCCTTTGGCGGCGGTCGATGTGGTATGCGGGCCTTGAACGGTATAGAGCGCCGTTATTGCGGGCGCGGGCGCGACGGCCTGTGTGTCAGCCATTGCTTTGCTCCTTTGAGTTTGATCAGACACCACTTGAAAGCGAGGATCAGATTCCAGGTCCATCGCGGCATTGAGGAAACGATCTCGCCGAGGTCGCGATTGCTGCGGCGTCGTTGGCCGCAGTTCGGGCAGGTATAACCGACAGGCTCGTTGTGAGCGTTTTGTCTAAAGCACCCGGGATACATGATCCGAGTGGTGGCATCGGCCTTGTAGACGCCGGGCGCGCCACAGTGCTGGCATGCATGGATCACGACGGCTTCAAGCGAACGGCGCGTGATCCCCAGTGTGATGTTGGCTTGCTGCTCGGTCACGGATCGAGCCTCAGATCCTTGGGCATATTCGAGAGATAGGCGGCGAGGTTCGGATGCATCCGAACCCGCGACTTGGTTTCACCCGGCTGGATAGCGATCTTCTCGCCATCGAAGTCGTGGATGACACGAAGCGCTTTCGGATTCAGGTTGGTCACGTCGTAGGTCACCGCTTCGGCGTTCTTGGCCTTCTCGGCCAGCTCCGCCAGAAACTTCTCGCGCGGCGTCATCGTCGTGGCCTCCTGATCACTCGGGCCAACCTCGTTGCTCCACGGCCTGATATTGGCCGTGCCAGTCAGTTCTTTCGCCATGGTTCTCTCCGGTTACGGCGAGCCGACCCCCGAGATACCGTCGGTATAACGGATGGCGCCGGAACGCCTGATCTCGACCGAGCCGACACGGAAGATGCCGGGCACGTCGAACGCCAAGGCCGAGCGCTGATACACCGGCAAGAACCGGTGCGGCATCGGCACATGCAGTTTGAGCACGCGCGGGTCGCGGCGGTAGGTGATCATGCGGCCGCCGCCGTCTGCGCCTGCCGAATCCAGACCGAGAACGCCCCTGATCGTGAGCGGCGCGCCGGTCGTGGCGGTGTAAAGGTTGTATTTCTGCAGATAGTCCAGCGCGTTCCCGTAGGTGTTGAGGATGCGGATGTTGGCGAGTCTCTGCACTTCGCCGATTGGCAGCAGCACAGTATCCGCCATTTCCACAGTCAGCGAGCCCTGGTAGACGCCGGTCAGACTGTCCTGTACGTCGGTAATGATCTCGTCGGCGGTTTTCAGCGACCAGTGCGTGCTTCCGGAGCCTCCGGTCTTCGCAGTGACAACGGTGGGGTATGTAGAATTGAACAACCCAGCGAAGTTCTTTACCGTAGAACCCTTATACGCCAGTTGGTCCATAAACATCTCGTAAGCAAAGCGCGCGGCTTCAGCGCGCTCGGCGGTAAGGTTCATGCCGGGTATCGACATGGCCTGACCCAGCTCTTCGAGAGTGTATGTGTATCCGATTCCAGCCATCTCGATACTCTGATCGCGCTTATCCCGGTTAATATCGGCATAAGGGATATCGTTGGCGAGATGGTTCAGCCAGTTCGCAGCGCCGACCTTATCGACGCTATAGTATGTGATAATCTTCGCCCACTCACCCGCAGCAGTATCGATAGGTATCAACTGCGAGTAAATGATTTCGGGGTACTGCACGCGAAAAATTTCGGCCTCGATGTAGGCAGCCTGACTCTGCAGAAAGGACAATGCCTGTTGAGGATTGTCGTAGATGTCCATACGCATGGTTATTACCTCCTATCCATGCATGCGTCGTTCGGCATCAACGACGTTGGTTGACGGGAATGGGTGATTACTTCGTGGAGATGTTTCCGACGCGCAGAACAGCGAGCACCGGCGTGCCGGCGCTGCCGGCAGCGGTCGTCATCCAACGCGCATTGGGGTAGGTGGTGCCGGCAATTCCGAACTTGCCGGTGGCCGCTTCGAACACAACAGAAGCCGTCGCCGGGGAGACACTGGCATAGGCATAGACCCAGATGTCGCCCTTGGTGAGCACGCCCGCATTGTCATACTGGGAGTACTTGTCGACAGTGACGCCCACCGCCTGCGGCAGCGTAGTGTCGGCGCGGGTGACACCCACCGGGTTGGAACCGCCGATGACGCAGCCGTCATCGTTGGTGCCCTGGCTCACCGCGAGCCCGAAGCCGATCCCGGCCGCGGTTTCGACGATGCGGGAATCGCCATCCCAGTTGACCTCGTCGGCGAGCATGCCGTTCTGGGCCACCGGCTGATAGCGAGGGTAAGTCGACTGAAGGGGTGCAGGTTGCAACATGGCTCAATCCTTTCTGTTTGTTGCAGTGAATTACGCGCGGCCCATCTTCCAGGCTTCGCTGAGCTGCTTGTTGCGCTCGGCGTAAGCCGCGTCCCTGATGGCCTTGATGTCGGTGCCGCCGCCGCCGAACTGCAGCCCGGAAAGGCTGTCGGCGAGCCGGTCGGTGCCGGTCTTCGGCTTGATGGTGGAGGCGATCACCTTGAAGGCGCCGCTGATCTCGCCGTCCGACATCGTGCGCACGGCATCACCGAGCTGCGAGGTGACGACGATGCGACGGATGTCCGCCAGCTCCTTGCCAGTGAAGTCGATCTTGTTGTCGGTCGCCGCTACTGCCTTCGACACGACTTCCAAACGTTCCTTGACGGCGGCATCGATCGCTGCCGGGCCGCTTGCCGCCTTGGCGTCTTCGAGCTGCTTCTTGAGAACGGCGATCTCGCCCTTGAGCGCGTCATTCTCACCGCGGGTTTTCTTCTCTTCCTCCTGCTCTTCCTCGGCCTCGTCGGCTTTCTTCTTGGCGTCGGCAAGGTCCTTGGTGATCTTGGTGATGAAGGTCTGCACGTAGTTCGCAGCGGCCTCATCACCGAAGTCCACGCTGCGACCATCAATGAGAATCCTAACAGTCATGGCGGTATCTCCTTTGCCATCGTCCCCGATTTTCAATTGCGATCCGCCTCTGGCAGCGGGGACAACCGCCAAATGGTTTCCTCGGATACGAGTCTGGATTGCGTCATAGGTTTCGCCGCTCGGCGTCTTGCCTTTCTCCCATTTGAGATCAGTCGAATACCCCACCGACAATTCGCGCACCCCGAACTTTTCATACGCCTCGATGGCGCGAGCGTCGGTAATCATCATCGGAATGCGCACACAGTCGCCGTCGCGAGATACTTCGTCGCCGGTATAACCGACCGCGTATTCTTTCCAATTGCCCGCATCCACCATGATGGGGGGGTGATCGAGCGTTACTGGCTTGTGCGCCAAGCTTTTCAGCGAGCGGTGTGAAAACACTTCCTCCGGCGGGCGATAAACCCGCACGATACTCAGATCCGGGCGACCAACCTCGGTGCCGCCGTACTCCTGGATACCGGTCCTTGAAATACGCGCCGAAGCGACCAGATATCCGTCCTTGGTCTTGCGTGGCTTGCCGTCGAAGACGACGTCGACTCGATCGTTCAGCGAGATGCGTGCGGCATCTTCGAGATCCTCGTCGTCATCGTCATCTTCATCCGGATCAGCATCTTCGACGTACCCAGAACCACCGCAGGTCGGGCACTCGTCGCCGTCATCATCCTCGCCGGTGCCACCGCAGGTGGGGCAGGTATCGTCCGCGTCGGTGGCGGCCCAGTCGAGTTGCAGCTCGCGCATCTTAGCGATGCCGCCCATGATGACGCCGTCATCGTAGAGCGGCTGGTTGCTCGGATGCGACGCATCCCAGTTCTCCGGCAGCATTTCGGTGGCGCCGAGCGCGCGGGCGCGCTTCTTGATGTGAGCCTTCGCTGCTGCCTTGTTGCCGGCGCGACCGAATGCGCGAATTGCGTTAGCGAGATCACCCTTGTTCTCGATCGGAAAACCACCGCCGGGCATCGCCTTGCCCGACTTCGCCAGCTCTTTGCGGCGTTCGGCAGAGAACTCTTTGTCCATGCCGTCGCCGTGCGAACCCCATCTCCTGGTGTGGCCGTAGGCCTGCACGTGCGCCTGCTTCCAGCCCGGCGTCTGCACGCGATAGCCGCCAACCCACTCACTGGCCTTGCCGCGCTTCTCTTTTTCCTTCTTGCGCGCGGCCCGCGCAGCTGCGGAGGCTTCACGTGCGGCTTCCGACCATGCGTCCGTGCGCATATGCCTATCCTTTGCTGATTTGTGCCCCTTGCCGCCGGTGAAATCCTCGGCGGCGTAGAGCAAAGTGACGATGTCGGTATCGACGCGGCGGACGTTCATTCGCTTGTCGTCGGCGAGCACGTTGTCGCGTGCATCGATGCCGACGCGCGCCGCCCATGAGTGGTGTCCATCGAGAATGTAATTGTCCCGGCTCACGACGATCGGCCGATCCATCAGCTTGGCCGCAGCCTCGGGGTCGTAACCGAACTTGCCTTCACCGGTTTCCAGGAAATGCGCCTGCAGCGCGACCTGCGATCCCTTCAATTCATTCTGCGTCGCGCGCAGATGCGAGGCGTATTCCTGATCCTCACTGACTTTGTAACCACGTCCCTGCATCCATTTGACGAAGTCCGCGGCGTCACCGGGCTTGCCATCATCGGCGAGCTGCGGCATCTGCACGCGCGGTATGCCGATCGACTCGGCGCAGAACAGGTTGGTGCCGGCCACCGACACGTTGCAGAGATCGAAGTTCGGTGCCTTCTCGCCGCGCGCAATAGCTTCCTTAGCAATGGCGCCGAGACGATCGAGCAGCGTCGCCACCTCACGGGGCTGATTCAGTTCGACCTTGCGGTTCTCGTACAGCGCACGCGCGGCATCATCGACATTCGAAGTGTGGATTACGCCATGCTCGTCGACGCGGGCTTCTGCCGAATAACCTTCGCCAGGGTGATTGTGATTGGCGCCGTGCTGCCACGTCTCACTGGTCTCGCCGCGCTCCGCACCGCCACTGCCGCCGCCTGAAGTCCATTTGCCCTGGGGATCGCGCGGTTGATCGGGATCGAACGCGTCTTTGGCGACCCACTTCTCGCCCTTCTTGCGGTAGCGCTTTTTCGTGGCTGCCCAAGCTATTTTGTGCGCCGTCTCCTCACCGTATTTCTCAACGGCGGCGTTGAACGCTGCGGCATAGATGCGTTGGCCGTGCTTCGGCACGTGCTCGGTACCGCTCGGTATCTGGCCCTTTGCATACGGCATCGTCACCTCGCGTGTGTTCCAGGCGCGGTACAACCATTGCAAAAAAGAGCCCTTGGCCCCCTCTTGCAAACTGGAAGATACTTCCTATATTAGGAGTGTAGAAAGGAAACCAAATGTTCCCCGTCCTGATCGTTCTCGCTTCGCTCATTGGCGCCAGCTACGTCGTTCTTAGCGACGGCGGCGCCGCCTAACAGAAAGCGTTGCGCATTGAGGCCCACGGGCCTCCTTGCAGAGCGCTTGCTAAAAAGATCACCGGCCCCGCCAGTTCGGGACCAAATGAAACGCCTGTCGGCCTGTAGTGAGTCCGGCGAGTGGCGGCGGCTGGTGAAACTGAAAGGAAAAAACATGGCTAGGATTAAAGGTGAGGAACTGAACACATTGCGCATTGCAATGTTTGAGACTTTGAAGGTGCACAACCTCCATCCGTTCATGGTCCAGAATGAGGACCACGCGTGGCAAGTCTATACTAAAGCGCGGAATGAAGGCCGCATCGCGGACTACCACAAGAAATATACAGACGCCCACCTAGCTACAGCCTTCAAGCAGATATTCAAAGCTGTGCGCGGCTGAACAATGAAAGGAAACCAAATGACCAAACGCAAATTCGAAAGCCATGACATCATGGTTTGTATCGACTGCGGCTTTTACTGCGCCAACGGCATGCCCGACGAGCACGAGCCCTCATGGTCGCCCGACAAGTTCGGGAGCCTGTGGGAGAAGGACTGGGACATCGTCAACGGCGACAGCGACAAGGACGACGAGTTCTCGTCAACGCCGTGCGAGAGCTGCGGTTCGCGTCTGGGCAGCGCCCGGATGCACTGCGTAGCAATGAAGGAGATCAAGTGATGGAAATCAAAATCACCACGTTCTTTCACGACGGCGAGCATGCCGACTTTTCGGCGAGCCGCATGGAAATGGGCAATGACGCAGCACGGATCACTTGGGCGAACGCCAAACGTGAAGCCGAAACCACCGTGCTGCTCCCGAACGAAGACGCGCTCGACGCGTTCCGGGCCTGGATCAAGGAGTTCGGTGCCTGGGACGAAAAAGAGATCGCCTCATGGTCCCCTGTCGAGTGCAACGCGCTCCTGATCCAATTCATCAACGGCAACATCCGCGAGCTGCCCACCGATGACGACGGCGAGATCGACTGGGACAAGGCCGAACGTCTCGCCAACGAAGGCACCATCGCCGGCAACATCTATCGCGGCGATGATGGCGAAATCTACTTCTACATGGGCAATTGAAAGGAAACCAAATGAGCATCGACTACGGCATGGGCCGCACCAACATCGACACCGAAACCGGTATCCGGTACGGCGTGATCTCGCAGAACGATGTCATGCAAGCCTGGGCGGACAGCTCGGAGCCAGTGTACCCGGAAATGGACAACACCGACACGGACAACGCTGACGAGGATTGTGAACCGATTGGATGGAAATACGAGGACGACGGTTATGTTCTAGTCGACTGCCTCGACAGTGATATCATGGTGATCAAGAGCCCGTACTACACGTTCGCGGATTTCTGCTCGCCATGCGTCCCGGGCGCCGGCAACTTGAACAGCGACAATCCGGACGGCATCAAAACCTACTGCCTCGGACACGATTGGTTCGAGGACGGCAAAGCGCCCTACCCGGTGTTTTCCATCGCCACCGGCGAGCCTATCAACAAAGACTAACACGAGGCCCCTTCGGGGGCCTCTTGCATTCTGGAAGATACTTCCTACATTAAACTAGACGAAAGGAAACCCAATGAACCTCTATCGCAACGAAGGCTCCATTGCCAAATTCAACGCCCAGCGCAACTTGTCGGGCCGTACCCACTACGTCGATGACGACACCCTGAAATGGCACAAGTCGCGCGTCCTGTCAGCGCGCGCTACTGATAACGGCTTGCTGTTCGCCATCGTCACCAGTGACGCGCTCGACATGCACAACACCAAGCGCGGCTACCGGTTCGTGATCTTCGACCTGTTCGGCCACGTGCTGGAACGGCCCGACCTGGAGAACACTTTCAGCTCTTCCCGCGCCGCCGAAAAGGCAATGTGGAAAGCGCTCAACGCCATCGACGCCAAAGCGCATACTATTAAGGCCATCGCCGAGTCCCGCAAACACTACGCCGAGGAAATGGATCGGCTCGAAGAGGAGGTAAACAAATGAAGTATTCAGTCCGCTGCGGCTATCGCACCGATGGGGGCATGCTCACCTCGGCCCCCACCCACTTCGACACCGTCATTGTCGAAGCTATTGATCCCACTGAAGCACGCATAAAGGCCATCCATGTCCTGTACGCCAAGCATCAGCAACCGAATCTCTCTCACGTCCAGCCCGGCAAACCAGTCGAGCTGAAATGACCGACAACCCTGAAAGGAAACCACCATGGGCTTGGCCAAATACCGCAGCGACAAGGCCACCACGCAATCGGACGGCGCCATCCTGTGGCACGCCCACTGGATGGGCGGCCCCAGCCTCGCCAAGATCGAGAACTGCCGGCTGTCAAACCTCGTCGGCGACATGCGCGCCACCGTGTATGTGCAAGGCGAGCCCGACACCTACTTCTCGATCCCCGCCAAGTGCTACCTCGGCGGCAAGATCATCACCGGCTACGTCACCAACGACGACGGCCTGCTGGTGTTCCGACACTGCTACTACTGAAAGGAAACCAACATGAACGATCTGATCCTGCGCAACCACGGCTCGATCTGCCTGTTGTGCGCCATCACGCCTGCCGGCCAGGACTGGCTTGACGAGCACATCTGCCAGAACGACGAGACGCAATACTGGGGCAAGGCCATCGTGGTCGAACCGCGCTACGTCGAGCCTATTCTCACCGGCGCCGTCAATGACGGCCTGAAAGTCCAGATGAGGTAAACCACCATGCCCCGTTCAGAATTGCGCAAGCTTGCCGAGGACCTTTATGATCTCAACATCAACAAAGACCCGAACACGATGCTGAACGCCGTGCTCAGCATCCGCAGCGCCCTTCTGAGGGTGGTGCGCCACCTGGAGCAAAAAGAATGACCCCACGCGAGCTGGAGCAAGCCCTGGAGCAACTGCGCATGTCCGATATCACCTTCGGACAATTGATCAAATACGACCAGCGCTCGGTGCGCTCCTGGCGCTCCGGCCAGTATCCCATCCCCTACCCGGTGGCCGTGCTCGCAAGGCTGCTCGTCACCGGCAGGATCACCACCCAGGACGTAAAGGAAACCAGATGAGCTACGAATACATGACACTAACGACGGCCCCTTTAGGGGCCGTTTTCTTTTAGCCCGAGCGCCACCAGCTGGGCTGGAGTAAGACCGGCGCGCCGCGCCACCGCAAGCCCGATCTCGCGCGCACGTTTCTCGTCGCCGGCCGCCAGGATCGGCTCGTGCAGGTTCCTGTCCTGCAGCGGCGCACCCTTCTTCAGGTAAAAGAATTCCTTACTTTTTCCGCTTGGCGACGTAGGCATTGAACCGATCCATCGTTTCCTTGTCTTTCAAGTTCAACTCACCGTACCAATCCGAATTGAGCAGCAGCTCCTTGCCGCGCTTGGAATCGGCAATCGCCCACACCGCCTTCGGATCACTGCTGTGCGCCAGCGCCAGCAGTCCCTCGCGGGTATCCTTGTCGACCTCGACCTCTTCTTCATCTTCCTCCGGCTCGTATTCGATCTCCGGCAATACACCGTTGCGATCCGCCCAATTGAAACGCTCATGATCGCCCAAACCGTCCCAGTATTCACGCTGGTACTCACTGACGTTCTCGCGGATGTAATCCGGCGGCTCGGTGTCGGCGGCATTGCTCTCCGCTTCGGCGTTGAACTTCTTGACCAGCGCTGTCTCGATGTGAGACCGCATGTCCTCGGTCAGATATTCGTGCGGCTTGACCGGCTCGAACCCCGGCAACGTGCCCTGCGCCGGCACGTAGCCCTTCGGGTTCGTCAGCTTATCATCGTTCCAGGTGATGTCAGGATCGGCGCGGCCATCACCATAACGATCGCTGTACGTCATCTCGATAGCGTCGAGCAGCTGCTTGTCATCGAATGGAATCGGCTTGTCCGACCAGTCGCGTGCCTGATCGAGCGCATCATGCGCCCACAGCCCGGCGATGGTGCCACCCTGACCGCGCTCATCAAACACACCGGCCAGATCTTCCTTGGCTCTGTGCAGCGCATCTCCACTGTCACGCCAGTTCTCGATCTCACTGTCAATGAATTCTGACTCAGTCTGACGCATGAACTCGCGCTCGACCTCGTCCTGCTGGTCCGAACTCATTTCGTCCCAGCTGCCAGGATACTCGCCGGAGCCGCCGCCGCTGCGTCTGCCGCCACCCGTTAAACGCCGCTCGATCTTGTCACTCAGCTCTGACCACGAGCCACGTGTTGGCACGTAGCCATACTTGGCCCAAGCGTAGCCGCCGACATCGATGTTGGCGTGGACCGCGACCTTGTCGAGCCCGAGCTTCTGGTACATCGCGACATTGGCAGCGAGCATTTCCTTGCCAATATTGTGGCCCTGTTCGCTACCGTAAAGCTTGAAGTATTCCGACGACGCCTTGTTCTTGTCGAGATCGATCTTGCGCACATACTCACCGATTGTCCTATTGCTTTCGCTGAGCAGGTTGCCTTGAATGTGCAGGGTGTTGTCGTATTCCTGGTATCTGATCCCCATCGTGCTAGGCAACCCGCCGAGGAAATCGTGCTTGAACTGCTCAGGTGGCATGTCGACCTTGTCATTCCACTGCTGCAGAAACTTCTCTTGCCGCTTCGGATCGGATCGCGTCGACGAATCGATGGTGACATCGGCTTTGACGAAGTCGGAAATCTCAGCCTTTTTCTTGGCGCCGATCTTGGCCAGCGCGCGGACGTATTCAGGCGCCGCCGCGCCGCCAGACGGCCCCGACGTGAACTGGCCGCCTTCGGGCGATCCGCCGGGGAGATGATAGGGATTGAAATCTACAGATTGCCAATCGCGCGCGCCTGAGCGAGGATGAAGTCCGCCTTCGCCTGGGTCAGACCACTCCGCCCGCGGTAGCTCTCCCCGATGATCTTGCGCTCTTCCGCCGTGTACCGCGAGAGATCGACTGCGCTGTTTGGCGGCGTCCCAATCAGTTTCGCGGTGGTCGGTGATTCTGACTTCATCCCATCCATCACGGCCCATTGCCTTCTTGATAGCAGCGTCCCGGCCGCTCGCCGGCCAGCCTTTCCAAGCCATGAATACCACATCCGGCTGGTCCATTCCAGGCTTGTACCAGGGCGCAAATTCCGGATTGAACGTCATTCGCCCAGTTTCTTCGAACCCGAGCTGGTGATAGAAATTGTTCAAGTGACCATCATAGCAATCCAATACGCGGCCCCCGCGATCAATGGCAGCCGCCATTGCCAATGCACCGGCACCCTTCGGCCCTCCATTGTTGAACACGTTCTGAATATCGCCATCCGGCGAAACAGCGGCGCCGACCGTGTGATCAGCATTCATGAGCAGCGTATGGTTCTTCAAATCCTCGGCCGTCACATGGCTGAGAAATTCCGGCCGTGAACTTTTATCGCGGGCAGCAATGAATCCGACTGCGTCATTCGTGGGTGAAAGATAGCCACCACCGGAAGTCCACCGCCCGCGCGGGTCCCTCGGTTCATCCGGAGGCCCGGCATCACGCACCGTGCCCGCCCGTACGAACGTGCACCGGCAATAATTGTGGGCTGGAATCAGCCCCTCGGCCTGGGCCAGCGTGTACGGTCCATCGTCGGCGATTTGCTCGCAGCGCGGACAGACCTCGTCGTCGCCGGCTGTGAGCACGTCGACACGCCGCGGCAGGACCTTCTTAAGCTTCCGCGACACTGCCTTGATGCGGCGCACGGTGCGCGCCGACGTTCCACCGCGCGAGCCGGGCCCGGTTTTACGGGGCGCATCGCTAATGGGGAAAAGTCCCTCGCCGGCTCCGTCTTTTCCCCATTGGCGCACTCGCTCAGGCACGAGGTCGACGTGGGTGGCACCTAGGTTGCGCAGCGCAACCAAAGTGGCCGACGCATGAGCTTTTGCCACAACGAACGCCGCCATCGCCCGGGTGCGATTGCGCATTTCCCAGATGATCGGCACCAGGGCGTTGGCTGTGCAGTAAGGGGGCGAACTGCACGACAGGTGATGCGCCACCGCCCGGGTGAGTTGCTGTTCTGCAACACTCGCGATCCCGCGCAGCTCCGAAACGGCCAGCGCCTGGATTGCCTTAATTCGACTTGGATCGGCGATACCGCCAGCCGCGCGCTGGGCCTCCCTGGATGCGTTTTCCACAAAAGGGGCTGTCCAGGTGCCGTCGAACCCCAAAAGCTTCTGTCCGACCTCGCCTCGCAGCCAGGAAGCCCACCCCTCGACCTTGTTCTCGTGCGGCAGCCGGCCGACCCCTTTCAACCCCAGCAGGTCGTGCTCGATCAGTGCCTGCCGGATCGTCTGCGCCAGCAGCCGCCAGCGCCGATCACCTTCGGCCCGGAACCGCGCTTCGAGGTAGTGCACCGCCTGCCCGCGCGGATCGCGTGCCGCTCGGTCATAAACCACCTGGACAGTAACAGGCGCCCGCGGTCCGCACATGCAGAGGTTCATGTTCATAGCCGCACGTGCCAGTACAGGTTATGGCGGCACGCGCAGGGACCGGTCCGCCAGCCGATGCGCTGAAAGTTCGCGCGCCACCACTCGAACCGGATCACAGCGGCAGACCCATCGGGATCGGATGCGGCACGCCGTCGACGTACAGCACGGCCTGCTGCTTGCCGATGATGGCGCGAAACGTGTGCTCCTCGCCGCTCCCTGGCTTGATCTCCAGCGGCCGCGTCGGCCCGTTGGGATACAGCAGCAGTGAAACGTTGCAGTTGTTCTCGACTGCGTAGCCCACCGCGATGTAAGCCATGTCGCCAGGATGCGCGAACACGAACGCGCACAATGTGCCGATGATAGTGAACATCAGCCTCCCACTGGTCCTGAGTGATCAACGTCTTCAGGACCGGGCTCGGGTTCAGGCGGCGTCTGCGGCCCCTGCGTGCCACGCCCCGGCATGAAGCCGCCGTCATCGTCGGGCATCTCAGGTTCGGCGCCGAACTGCTCGATCGCATCGTCGAGACCTGGGTAGGTCCCGTCCTCGATCAGCTGATTGACGACACCTTCACGCAGCGCGTCCTCGTTGACAATCCCCAGTGACACGTAGATTTGCGTGGCCTGCGCCTTGGTCAATGCCATCTTGGCCTTGTCCTCGGCCTTCATCTGCCACAGCGGATTCCATTCGTAGTGGATGTTCGGATCTTCGTACCCCAAGGCCGAGCGCATCAGACATTGATCGAGCATGCCCATGCGCGGCGACATCTCGTTCTTCTGATCCTGAGCGCAGTTGTCGAAATAGTTGGCGCGGTCGTCCTCGCCGCCCGAGGTCGTCCCCGACTGCAGCCCGCGCCCGGTCGCCTGCCCGAACAGCACCGACACCGGTATCTCGGCTGCAGCAGACACCACCGTGATGAATTCGTGCAGGATCATCGGCAGGCCGCCATACTGGGTGGCGACACGCTCCCACTCTTCTTCACGATCGAGCAACAAAGCCGAGATCACGCTTTTACTTTGTGCCGACATCGCAAAGCGTGACAAGAGTCGATCTTTGTATTCCTGGTTCGTCACGCGATTGGCAAACTCGGGGATCTTGATGATGTCGAGCTTGCCGTCGTTCACCATCGCGGCGATCGACTGGTTGATCTGGGTGAACTGCGCCATCGTGTCGACGACGGTCTGCAGCACACTGTCGCCCCAGCCGGCACCCATCTGCGCCAGCCGCCAGTCCGGCAACTCGTTGCCGGGCATTTCCAGGACTCTCGACGGATGGATCTGTGTCATGCCGACCACCACTGGCGGCATCGACACGTTGCTCATCATGGTCTGCGCGCTTCTCTTCAGCGCGACAACGTTCTGGTTGAGCGCGCCGGGCACCGCGTTGGTGCCAGGGCTGGTCACACCCATCTCGCCGGCAAAACCAAACATCGGCGTGGAAACCGTGTAGTAAGCCGGCCGCGTATAGTAAGGATCATTGACGTTGTAAATTCGGGGCCCGGCATTCAGCTCGTAGCGGTGCAAAACAACAACGTATTTCAGGCAGCCCTTTTTGCAGCGATCCAAATCAATCGGCTCACTGGGATCGTTACCGTCATCGACGCCGATCACCAGCGCAGCGCCACCGTACAATCGCGCCTTGGTCAACCAGTCCTTGGTCTTGCGCTTGATGTCGAGCGTTTTCTCGACCGCCTCGATCGCCTCGATCTGCGCCTGATTGGCCTGCCATGCGCGCCATTCCCGCGTCATGTCCTTGGCCGGCGCATTGACGATCTTCCTGGCGAGCCAGTCGCCACGGTAAAGGTTTTCTAAAGTATTTCTATCCAATAAACTAAGGTAATACTGAGTTGCCACGTTGGGGTCGATACCGAGCTGTCCTAAGCCGGTTATTAAATTTCTTAGGGAGTCGTATGCTTGTCTGACGTACCCCATGCTATGCTCCAAGCGCGACGGCTGAGTGCGTCAACACATAACACACGACGAACGCGCTGCTAACGCCGCCTGAGACGAAGCGCGATGTCACGAAAGAACGGCTCGCGCTTCTCGACGATCTCGAACAGCTCATCAATGGCCTGATCGAACTCTTCACGCGAAAAACCAGGATGTCCCATGAACGGCGGGTGGAAGTCGGTGGCGACATAGATGCGCGTGAGATCGAACGCGTAATCGCGGATGTTCACCAGAATATCTTTCCAGCCGATCGCGTGATCCAGACAGTTCCAGCACACGATGGTGTCGAACTTGCCAGCGATACGATGCTCGGCCGCTTGACCATGCACGATGACACCGTCCCACCACTCAGTAGGAGTGAACTTTGCATACTCGTGCGCCAGCGGCTCGATCACCGTGCACGGCGGGAACATCGGACGCGGTCCGCACCCGATGTCCAGAACATTGCCGCTGGGCGACACGAACTCGCGAATCGCCTTGATCTCTTCGTTCAGCTCGACATTGTCATAGTGGCCGTTATCGATCGCGTGCTGCCACCAATCCCTTTCGAAGGGTTGGTGCACCCGCCGCCACGCCTCCCAGGTCCTCAGCCACTCAGGCGTTATTTCCATGCGCGTACTGCCAACGTGAACACCAGTCGTCCGACGCGACGTTGGGCCAGCACGTGATGAGCTGCTCTGCGAACACCACCACCGCAGGCGGGAATGCGCGGCAGCGACCCCAGCTGTTGCTGTCGTGCTGCTTGAACGCCTTGCAGTTGACGCACTGCTGCTCGACCGGTTCAATATTGTTCATGAGATCGTGATCGGCGGCGGCACCACCGGTGGCGTGGTGTGATAGCGCTGCACCGAGTCCGTCGTCGCGTTCATGAAACCATTGAGCCACGCCAGGAAGATCTGCACCGCGGGCACCGTCACCGGCGGCGGGTTCGAGCCGACCAGCTGCGCATTGTAGGTCGCGGCTACCCACGCCAGGATCTGCGCAGCATCGGCGTCGGTGAACGTATAATTCTTGGTGCCGTTGAAGACACCGCCAGCGGGCCATGTGAGGTTCGACGGCCAGTTGTTCGGCGGCGTCGATGGCAGCGGCGCAAAACCTGAAGATGTGATTGCAAGCGTGCCCATGCTACGGCCCCGTGTCAAAAACCTGCATATAACTGCCAACCTTGACGACGCTGGCAGTGCCGTTCGAGGTATTCTGCGCAAACTGCACGGTGAGTGTCCCGCCAGTGCCGCCGACGATGATACAACCAACAATCTGAATGACGATGCCAGAAGTTTCCGTCGTGGTGGTCGAGCCCACCGCGGTTCCTATCGAAGTGCCGCTGGCGTTAGCCTTGCCCTTGATGGCATTGTCGGCAACGGTCCAGCCCGTATACTGAATCGCTGACACTGATGCCGTGCCAGAGATCGCTGCCTGCACGCCGCCAGCCGCAGCGCAAGTGCACATGAGCGCCACGTTAAAAGCATATTTCCGATTGGCTGCCAGAGTAACCGAGAGCCCAGTGACATTTGACAACGCTGTGCTGCTGGTTTTTGAAAAATCGGTGGAGACATACTTGGCGCCACCCCACTGGAAAAACCCGGAAATGTCACCGGTGCCGCCGTTGCCAATCGCCAGGGTACTGGCGCCAACGCGCGAGATGCTGGCGTCTGCCGATGCCGTCGCATCACTGGCGGTCCATGCAACGCCCAACGCGCTGCCCATCCGCAGCGCGCTGCCATACAGAACCGCATAGGCACCGGTGGAAGAATGCCCGTCATTGGTCTGAAACCACAAGTTTGCGGCATTCTTAGCGACGTAGGTCGAACCACCATCACTATAAACGGCCAAATCCCGAGTGCCGCCGGTGCCGGCTTTCTGCGTGCCGACAGTGAGCACGTTCGAGTTGGTGATCCAGTCGAACGCGCCGCGCTCATAATTCGAGGCGTCAGTATAGCTATTGTAAGTATAGCACGCTTGCGCGGTGGTGCCGTTGCGCTGGCTCAAGGTATTAGCCGCGTCGCGCTCCAGGAACACGTCGCCGTTGATATCATAGCCGCCAAGCGAACTGACATTGCCAGAGGCGTCGACACTTATTTGACTGGTGCCGCCGACCTGCAGATCGATCAAACGCGACGCTGCAGCATGACCTGTATCCGTCACATTCAGTTGAATCCCTTTCCACGTGGTCCCACTTGCGTTCCATGTGTCCGTGAGATTCGATATTGGTACAGTCACGTGCTAATATCCCTTCTCTACACCGCACCAGTCCGTCCCGGTCCTACGCATTGTGAGCCCTGCTGATCCTCCGCCTTGCAAACCGCTCCGCACCACACCGCACCTCACGTCGTTGCGCCAGCGCCATTGACGAGCTGTTGCGCGTGAGCCGCGGCGGCGCGCTGGATCTTGGCATCGATGACGACGGCGATCTCGGCCGCACGCATGCCGCCGCTGCGGACCGCGAGGTCCATAAGATTCCGCAACGCCAGGGCCTCGTCTTGCGTCAGTTCAAGAACGATCATTGCTTCATCATCCTGTCGTCGACAGCAAGTGTCGCCGCCTCACGATCGCGCGCGATGTCGTTCTCGCTCTTGTCCTTGTAGAGTGCACAAGTGTCATCGGTCACTGATACTACGGGGCGCACCATTTGCATCGACGGCCTGTTGTTGATGATCATGTACTGCGGCGTCGGCGGCACGCCGATGCAGACACGCTTGGTCAGGTCCTTGGCCGCCAGCTCCGGCGTCAGCTTGCCGAAGTGACAAGTGCCACATCTTGCCGCATTGTAAACTCCAGCTATAGTAGCCTCCATGCTATGTTACGCAGCGACTCGGTGTTGAAGCACCGAGCCGCCACTTCATGCAACGAACCTTGTAGGAGGTCCGCCATGCCCAATCGCATTCGTGATATTACCGGACAACGCTTCGGCCGTCTCGTCGTCATCAAAGCATCAACACAACGACGAAACAAACGAGTCCTATGGTTGTGTCGATGTGACTGTGGAAAAAAGAAACTTATCGTCAGCAACAGTCTTCGGGACACCGGTACTCAGTCTTGTGGATGTTACACAATCGAATATCTGAGAGCAAAATCAACAAAACATGGCGGCTATCTCGGAGCAGGAAAAAGAACAAAAGAGTACACAACATGGGGTGACATGCTAGATAGATGTTTTAACCCGAACAATAAGAGTTACAAATACTACGGCGGACGCGGCATCAAAGTCTGTAAACGCTGGTTCAAGTTCGAAAATTTTCTCGTTGACATGGGGCGCAAGCCACTTGGAATGACGCTAGATCGCATCAACAACGAAGGACCATACTCTCTGAAAAATTGTCGTTGGGCTACACCAAAGCAACAAGCGAACAATCGACGCATCACGAAACGTTGAAGTTCATCACGCTGTCATGTTTTCTTTCCGAAACTCCGCAGCTCCATCACGATCGGATGCGAGAAGTCATCGCGCGCCTTCTCGACGACACGCTTGGCCTGATCGTGATCGTAAGGTCCGTAAGCGACGACCGGCGTGCCAGTCTTGGCATCAAGGACGACTACCGCGTATTTCACTCATCCCCCATGAACTTCAGCTTTGACAACGTCACCTTCACTTTCCTGAGTGAAGTGCTGCGGTTAGCCCTCTGGCCGATGCTGTTGCTGTTGCGCGCCGATTGCGACAGCTTGGACTTGAACCACAGCGCGTCTTCGGAATCAGGGTGCAATTCACCCATCGACCCTAAACCGAGTCCACGGCTTATGACATGTCCAGGCTTCCAACCATACGATTTGCCCATGCCACTAAACCTCAACTGCACCTTCATCGAGATAACGCTGCACTTCCGTAAACATCGCGTCGGCGTCCTCGCGCAACTCGACTTCCTTGCGGACGATCGGGCCGTAATGATTGCACAGGTTTCGCAAGGTCAGGCCGTGGGTCTCGACCGCGAACATCGGACAGTTCTTGCACAGCTCCTGAAATTTGTAGCCGGAGCCGGAACCGTAGCAGTCCCATTCCGAGGAGCTGCACGACACGCCATCGGCAAAGGTCGGAGTCCAACATGCACTGCCATCATCGGTGTATTCCGACATCAGACCTGAGAACTCAGGATCAGAAGCGGAATGAGCGTTATAACTGGTTTGGAATAGCCCGGCCTCCGCAGTGTCGGACTGCACGTTACTCGCAGATAGGTCACGGCCCTCGCAATATCGTCCCGAACTCTCGCGCATTCCGGACCCCAACATAAGGGCGTAGAGGTGGCGAAGGGTATCGGCGCCGCCGGTTTCGTTGGACATTCCGAGCTGATCGAACTTGGATTTGTAGACATGTAGCGCATCCTTGTCCGAAGTGGTGCGCGCCTTTGCCATCTCCAGCACGGCGGGATGCTCGGCGAGCAGCCGGCGATATGAACTCGCAAACGCCAGTGCCATTCCTTGTGTATACCCCGTAGGCGCGACACCGCGATCCTTCCACGGATACTCGGCGATCGAGGATTCGCGCGCAATCTTCTTGATGCGCTCCTGCTCCACCGGGGAGAGAGGGGTGGGAGTTCGCACCGGAGGCTTGCGCTCGTACAGCGCGCCCCAGGTCTGCTGGCCGACGACGCCGTCGACATCGAGATCGCGGGTGCGCTGATAGTCGAACACCGCACCTTCGGTGATCGGCCCGAAGTCACCGTCAACATTACCCGAGAACCGCGGCAGCATCTGCTGAAGATCAGCCACGTCCTTACCGGTATCGCCCATGCCGACCACGGAGCGGCTGTCGATCGGCACTGACCACGGGTCATGAGTGCTCGGCGGCTGCTCGGTGGGCGGCTGTCCACCCGGCGTATCAGAAATTGATACATCGGCAATCGTCTCGGCGATGGCATGGCAAATCGCGTCAAAATACTGGTTATAGTTATTGCTGTCTCCGGTATTATCGCAGAAACAGGTTTCAATGAGTATTGCCGGTTTTGACGTATTATTCAAAAAGAATAGGTCGGTGCGCTTCTTCGGTCCGCGGTTAGTGAAATGGCCGACCACCGAAATCGCAGACGACAGCTCGTTCGCCAGCGACTGCTGTGTCACATACAAAACCTCGACGCCGTGTGCCGAATGATCATAAGCGTTGAAATGCACCGACACATCGAGATCGCGGGTCTGCTTGTTGTGCCAGTTCACGATGGCGTTGAGGTTGGTGTTCTGATCGTGACTGGTGTTGTCGTGGAAGGTGACGTGCTGCACACCGGCAGACGACAGATAGTCGGCGACATGCTCGACCACACGGCGAGCCTCGTCGACCTCATCGAGCTGGGGCGGGACCGGATTGCCACGCGCGCCCCTGATGTATTTGCCGTGTCCCGACGAGATTGCGATCCGTCGCATCATCTCACCTCACTTAACACTTGCACGTTTCTCACTCAGCTTGGCCTCGGCCCATTGGCGCGCCGCGGCTTCGTTGCGCCACTGCTTTTCCCAGTAGCCCTCTTCCGAGAACTGAGCCTGGAGCAACTTGATGCGCTCGTTGGCGCGCGCGAGATCAACCTTGACCCCTTCCAGCTTGGTGTGCGTTTCGTCGGCGAGCGCCAGCGCATTGTTGGCGCGATGCTCGGCTGCGTTGACACGCCTGAGCATCAACCGTGTGCGCTCCGGAACGCAGTCCTGCCACAGCGAATCCCAGTCCACTCATGTTCCTCCTGAAGGGAAGGCCGCATCGTTGAGACGCGAGGCGGCCTTCTATCCCACGCGGATTTCCCGGCCGCGTGGAAATTCAAAAGAAGGCTGCTGCGCTCTCTGGGGGGTGTCTGGGGGACATGAGCGTGGTGCAGCAGCCTTGAACGCGGCTGGGGGCCGCGTGTCCTATTCTTTCAGCTGGCAACGTTTCAGCAGCTCGACAGCATGCACCAGCTGGCTGATGTCGTCACGGTGCATGAACAAGTGACCATTCTGATCCCAGCTCAGGATCATCGAGGTTAGATTGCGCACCAGCGCATCACGCTGCTCGTTCCACTCCAATGCGTGCCAGATGTCTCTCATCTTTGATTCGGCGGAATCACCACAGTCGCCGGCTGGCCCTCGGGCGCGCGGTTCCTGTGCGCCTCGTCCTCTTTCGGCGGCGGCTTAGGTTGCTTCGGTGGTTCAGGCTTTTTCTCTTCAGCCATGTTGGCCTCCTTTGCGGCACACGGAAAACAATAGCCGCGAAAGCCGCCGATCAGCATCGGCTGGCCGCAGCGTGGGCAGATCACTTCGGAACCACGCAACGCGCCAACAACTGCGATACTTCGCGCTGATACTCGAAATTCTGCTTGATCATGGTGTCACGAAACTCGGCGCCCTTCGCCAGCGCATAGAAAATGAAGATCAGCATCGCGGTGTTGGCGACGATCAAAGCCAAAGTGGCGGGGTTGCTCTTGAGCGCCTCGATGACACTACGCGCGGTCTGACCGGCTTCTTCACTCACGCCTGGATTCACTCAGGTCCAATCCGCAAATGTCCGTCCCACTCCAGACTGCCGATCATGAACAGCACGAAGATCACGGCGAGAATGACCGCGAGCGTGATCAACAAGCGTTTGCCCATGGTTTTACTCTCCGCCCGGCCCGTCGACCGGGCGGAGGCTGAACGAGCTTAACGCTTCGGCCCAGCCGTGCCGGGCGGCGGGAAATAGCCCCACGCGTTGATGGGCGGCCCCATCCAACCCCAGCCGCCTTCAGCAGGCGGCGGCTTGATCACGATGGTGATCGGCGGCGGCTCGGGCTGCGGCGGCTCGGTCGGCGGATCGGGAATGATCGGCCCACCTCCGATGCCAGGAGGCATTCCAGGCCCTGGCGGGTTGAACCCTGGAGGTCCCCAGATCGGATGGATCGGCACGCCGGGTGGCTGCTCGGGTGGAATTACCGGTCCGCCGCCAACACTCAGCGTCGGGTCCCACGCATTGCCGACGAATGACACCGCCATTGGCGCATGCATCTTGTCCATCGGATAGATCACGCCCGTCATCATTACCGGTTTTGCGCTCATCATGGTCTCCTGTGGTTAAGTGGTTAACCTTACTTTTGCGCGCTTCACATACCAACTCAAATCCCAGCGCCGCATGATCTGTCCAAGAATAACAACACGTATTTGATCGAGGCTAGGCTCAACCTTCCACTCGTTCAAAAGGTCGCTGAACATTTCCACATCCTGCATCGTATATGGAAACCACTGCTGCGCCTCTGGAGACAACAGCCGCAACGCTTCGACGTTCAAACCCAGCTTCAAATTCACTTGTACCTCACCGGCACGCACACGCCGCGCTTGGTGTCGCTGTACTTGCCGCAGATCGAGCACTGCCACTTGCCTGTCACCAGGAAGCCGAGCAGCCACCTCACGTCTTCATCCTCTCATGCTCGGGCGCAGCGACCGGGTCGTCCCAACCGATCTTGCCTCCCGTGACCTCCTCGGCCAGCGCAGCGAGTGCGTCGCGCATGATCGCCAGGAACGCATCCTTGCGAATTTTGTCGTGCTCGACGAACCGCATCGCGATCGAGCCGATCCAGATCGCGCCGTCCATGGTGTTCGGGCGCGCAACGTACGCGTTCCACTTGTCGCCTTCATGACGCATGGCGAGACGGAACGCAGGCTTGGGCTTGCGTCCATAGTCGGCGCCATATTCCTGAATCTCTTCCTCAGCGCCCGGCCCAGTCATTTCATCTTCCCCAACATCTCGCGTCCTTTGATGAACAACGACTTCGGCAACTGGCCCGAGTTCACCATGTGGCGACGTTCGTTGCGATTCCACTTCACAACAAGGTCGCGGCAATCAAAACGCTGGCAAACGTGAGGAGCGCGGCCGTGAATGGTGCATCCATGATCATCAGAGAGATATACGCAAGCACCATCAGGACGACGCTTAAGAGCGCGTCCAAGGCGCTTGCCGTCCTTCTCGATCCAGACCCAATCGTACAATTCAAACTCTTCCTCCGCGAGCGGCACGATCAAAGTACGACAACACAGTGTGCAGCCATTGCAGGGGACCGCGCTGCGGCGGGTCTCGCGGTCGATCAGTTTTGAGGCAGGAACACCACGCATAGGTCCCGGGCCACCGTGGATCGGGATTGGGGATCGTGCCGGTGCCATGGCACACCTCGCAGTCAGGGTCGCCCAGTGACTCCTTTACCAGCTCCACCTGATCAGCAAGCAGCTCGCAGTAAACGCCATTCCGCAACTGCACGCCGATGATCGACAGCTTGCCGCGATACACATCGGTGACACGATACACCCGATCATCGAAGCGCACATGAGCGCCAACCGTAATCAGTGCGCCGCTTTGGTCTTTGACAGCAAGCTCAATGCGCCCAGCACTGACCTCCACATCGCCTTCGCGACGTGCAGCAGCGAGGCACCATTTCTTCCATCTTTTTTTGACGTCCAACATCACGTTGTCATCCACAGCACCAATACCCCTGACAACAGCACAGTGCAGAGAATAATTGTCAGCGCGATCGGATCACTGAACAGCTCAACGAACTACGTGTACATCGTTGCATCATCGGATTTAGCTTTATCAGCTAAAAAGAACAGCAACTGTGCGTGCGTCATTCCACCACCGCCCGGTTCATCATTTCGAAGACCACGAAAAAGATCATCGAGAAAAACACCACCATCACCACCCAGAACAGCAGCAGCCGTAAGAACTCAATCATACGTGCCGCGGCAGCTTTGCCTTGACATCGGTCAAAAAATTCTCGGCGGCCCTATCGTAACACGCGCGGTGCCACATACGACCGAGCAGATCGCGCGTCGCCTCCTCCACCTCCTCGATCGGCTGCGCGCAACCGAAGCAGCACCTAAGTGGCTTAGGTTCGTTCACGCATTTGCTCCCAAAATTCGGCGGAACGCCGTTCTGCTTCCGGAGAATAGATCTTCTCAATCATGTATGTCAGAGCATCGATACGTCGGATGAGCCGATCGCGCTGAGCAATCAAACGCTCGCGCTTGTGCCAGCACGCCAAGCGTCGTTGCGCCCAACTGTTCACCGGAAGCTTGACTACGACACCAGCTTGAGCTTCGGGCATTTCTTCATCTCTCGCTTATATGTCCGCGGAATGTCGCCACATGCAATCCAGCGCCGCGCGTTGTTGAGATACTCCTGAACTGTACGTGAATAGTTGTCACGCCGCGCCAACAGCCAGACCAGACGCAGCTCGAACGCCAGCGCTGCCTTGCGTGCGCGCTTCGCCTTCAGCTCCTGTTTGTGCGCCGCAGACTTCATCACTTCACCCACGAAAGATCGCTCGGATATCGGTACTTCGAAGCAATCTTGTTGAACGCGCCGCTCGATGCGTCTACTTGATCCTTGTACTTGCCGACGGGGAAGTGCTCGTGCTCGTCCAGGTAATCACGGTTCCATCCGGCACGCACAATCCGTACGTTTCCGGCCTGCCACTGTGCTGCGAATGGATCAGCGCGAGCAACCTTATCACCGGTAACACGATCAGCCTCAGCACTAAAACCAGCAAGCATTCGGATAGATGCTTCCGCACTTTCCTTGCCTCCCGATCCCGGCTCCTGCTCCAGCCAAATCTTGGTGTACGGATACAGCTCTTCATCGATCTGCGCCGTCTGCTTAATGACGCGCTCGCGCTCCAGCGCGCCCCACTGGGCGCGGCGCACATCGGCAACAGTGAATGTGCCGTCATTCATGCGTAGCATCAGCACACCCGCCGAATATGCGCCGCCCTCCGAGGTCCCGGCCTTGTCCCAATAGCGCGCTGCTGAGGCCACCAGGGAAGGGGAAGGTCGTTCCGGCACCACCTCGATCTTGTCGATCGGAAACATGTCGCCACCAGCGACGATCGGCGACTGCTGATACACCGACTGCCAGCCGGCCAGCGTCATCACCGCACGTTGCTTAGTTAAGAATTCGAGGCTCTTCAGCTCTGGGAACAACGGATCGCCAACCCGCCGTGTGACCGGCTGCCCGTCGAGCCCCTCGTGAGTCTCATTCTCTTCGGCAAGCGCCGGATAGCACAGCACACGAACCCCAGGATATTGCGCGATCAAACGCCCAGCCGGATCGTCGAGGTGCCAACGGGTCATAATCATCAGCATCGCGCCGTTGTCGGCGAAGCGCGACATGAAATCGTCAGTCATCCAATTCCAAGCTTTGTCGCGAATAAGTTCCGAAGACGCCTCCGCGCGGCCCTTGATGGGATCATCGACGATGCCCAAATCCAGACCCTCGCCTGTAATCTGACCTTCCAACGTCGTATTCTTGAAATATCCATCATTCTCCAGCTCGAAAAATTTCACCGTGCGTTGCGGACTGTTGGCCAGCAAATCCTTCCCGAATATACCTTTGTATTTTTCCGAACTGAGTATCCTTTGCAATCTCAAATTAGCCCTGATACCCAACCGCTCCGAAAACGATGCAAATATCAGTTTCAATTCCGGCTTCTGCCCGATCACCCACGCCATCCAGTCGATTATCGCAGTCGACTTTCCGTGTTGCGGCGGCGACTGTATCAACAGCTTGGGACGGCGTCCACGACTGTAATCATTCCAAAACCGGTGCAACTCCAACGCCACCTCACGCGTCCACCAGCCACGAACCAACCGCGGATAATTGATGTACTGCCGGAACGCCCAGAAACTTTCGCGTGATTCATCCTGCGCCATCAATTCCCATGGCACCGCAGCACTGGGATCGACGAGGTCAAAACCACCGTGCATGGATCATCCGTTATCTTTCGCAGCAATCTCACCAGCGCAAGCCGCATAACCAGCGCCGTCGATATAGTCGTCGATATTGAAACGGCCGGTGTAACGCCGAGCGATCTTCAGACCTTCCATCATGTTCGCAACATCATG